TATTGTATGGGGAGAACTTAAACAAGTTTGTACTCATTTGCTGTTTGTCGTACTCCTTACCAATTACTGGAGTAACATAATGATCTACAATCTTTCCACTATTGTCTAGTTCAACGACGTGCCCTGTCTTTCCTGGATCAATTCCTATAAATCTTTTATTCGATTCCATAGTCTAAATTTCCCTGTTCATCATCTTGTGGGCTACTTGAAGAACTCTTGCTCCACAGATCTTCGTGAATAGCAATCGACTCTTCAATTTCTTGTGCATTCCACTTTTCATAATGAGTTCCAATTCTAACCACAAGTCCTTGAGTTCTGCCTCTTAAAGTTTCTCCGTCTAAAATTTGGATACACTCGACTCCGTCAACTTGCTGCCTCTCATATTCTTGAAACTGCTGTAAGGTCCCAGCATGTACGTATAGATAACTTTTTTTCATAATACTAATCTACTGATTTATTATCGAAATTCCTTTAACCTTTTTCACTTCAGTTATGTTAGGATAATTTTTATTGAATGTTCCGTGAGTCACCACAACAATGGTTTCTTCTAAGCCATTCAATGTGTTCATAATTCCTTCAATTCCTTCACTATCGACCGATTCAATTACTTCATCAAGAAAGCACAAATCTAATCCACCTCCTTCACTATTCATGTTAATCAATCTCTGCAATGAGAAGATCATAGCGATTTGAATTCTAGCCTTTTCTCCACTAGAAAACTTACCAAACAGTCCGACTTCAATTCCGTCTCTCAAAACTTTTGCCGTGATGTTTTCTCTTATATCTCCAGATCTGTTGATTTTGTAACCTTCCAATTTGACTTGAAGATTAGTTTTCATTCTTCCAAGGTACTCATTGCAATGTGCTTCTATTACAGCGATCGCCTTGTTAGATAGGTGTGTTTTAAACTTAGTCATCACACCATTCCATTCTTTGTGTTGAAAAATTTCGTGATCTAAGTTTTCTAGTTGATCTTGATAAGTCTTTATCTGAACCTCTTGCTGTTCAATTTTTTCAGTAACCTCATCACTCATATCTTTAACAACCTCTTCGTGAACGTTTTGAATGCTGTTTAGCCAATTACTGATCGACTGTAGTTGGCTAGCTATCGTAATCTCTTTGTTCTTTATTTTGTGCTGAGCTTCAATTGTAGCAGTTTCTGCTTTCATTGCACTTTGCTTAGCGTTCGACGCTTCTTGCTGTAACTTTTCAATTTTACCGTCAATAGTATTGTATTCGCTCACTTTTTCATCAATATCTCTCTCAACCTCTTTTATTGCTTTATCAAACTCATCTAAGTTTTCACGAGATTTTTTTACATCAAAGGAGTCGTCTGATATGCTGAATTCAGCCTTACATTCTGGACACTCCACCGCTCCGTGAATAGCTTTCTCTAGATCTAATTTGAGATTCTCAATCTCTTTCAATTCTTGCCTGAGCTCTTTCCCTTGACTTTTTATTAGCGCTCTATGCTTGTTTAATAGATTTATTTTTGCTGTATGATCCATTTTCTTCAACGCAGATTGCTTTTGTGCATATATCTCTTCTGCCTCTTTGAGAGTTGCTTGTAGCTCTGGCAACAGCTTTTTTTCTTGGTCTAAAACTTGATTTGCCTGTGAAATTTTTTCTCGATAAGAGTCAATTTTTTGCTGCTTCTTCTTCTCTTTCTCTTCAACATTCTCACTTTCAAGCTGCTCCTTATATACTTGAATTCTACTTTCACAAGCAACAACTCCGTCCTGCAGATCTCTAATTTGCTTTTCGACCTTTGAGACCTTTTCACTAATCACGCCATAAACAGGATCCAATAAATTCGATTTGCTGAATCTGCCAATCACCTCTTTCTTAGGTCCGTCAGACATGTTGAGAAACGCAGTGTACTTTTCTTTACTGATCAAAAAGTAATTTAACAAATCTTCTTTTGACACTCCAATTGTGTATATGATCCAATCGTTTCCTTCACGAACATCTACCTTTTCTTCACTATTGACGCTTAGTTGTTTTGGAATCTCTCCATCAACTGTTATCATCAACTCTGCACTTTTAGTATTAGAGAAGATCGTTCTTCTAATCTTCAACGTCTTTTGATCGATTGAATTTAGAAGCTCCATTTCTACAATGCACGATTTCTGTCCGTCTCTCACTAAATCCTTTGCTGAAATATCTCTTAGAGTGTTTCCTCTAATTGCAATAGAAATTCCTTCTAAAATTGCTGATTTTCCTGATCCGTTACTCAACTGACCATCGTCAGACAAGTTAATTCCTTGAACCATCACAGCCTTTCCATTCTCAAACACAAACTCACTATCTTTGTGAGACATTACGTTTCTTAACCACAGTCTTTTTGGTGTATACATCTATTTTTGAGTTTTTAGCAGTTCTAATGCTTTTAAAATTTTGTCTTCAATCTCATCACATAAATCAGGGTTCTCTAATAGTACCTCAAGTGATTTACTTTGGCCTTGGCCAATTTTAGCACCTTGATAACTGAACCAAGCTCCTGATTTTTCAATTATGTCTAAATCTACTCCTAGCTTTAAAAGCTCCATTTCTTTGACTAGACCTCTTCCGTATCTAATGAACGTCTCTGCAACTCTGTGAGGAATTCCGACTTTATTTTTAACCACTTTGACTTTAGTATCGTTTCCAATAACCACATCTCCATCTTTGACGGCCTTTCCTTTACGAATATCTAGTCTCTGACTGGCAGCAAATTTCAATGCGTTTCCTCCTGGCTGAGTTTCTGGATTACCAAACATTACTCCAATCTTCATTCTTATTTGATTGATGAAGATGATCGTACAGCTATTCTGCTTACTCGCTGGAACAAGTTTTCTCATTGCCTGTGCCATCAATTTTGCTTGCCTACCTACAGCATTGTCTCCCATCTCTCCATCCAATTCACTTTTAGGAGTTAGTGCTGCGACTGAATCTATCACAATCAAACCAACCTCTTCACTTCTAGCCAAATTGTCAGCGACCTCTAGTGCCTGTTCTCCGTTGTCTGGTTGAGAAAGTATCATTTCATCGATATCTACTCCAATTGCTGACGCATAGTGAGTGTCTAGTGCATGTTCAGCATCGATAAAGGCTGCTGTCTTTCCTTGACGTTGAACTTCCGCTATTGCGTGAAGAGCTAGTGTAGTTTTCCCTGAAGATTCCGGTCCGTAGATTTCAATAATTCTACCAACCGGATATCCACCTCCTAGCGCTCTATCTAGTTGCAGTGATCCACTAGAAAACCTTTGTATTTCTAGCGATTCCAGGTCTTTAACTTTGTTTACAGTATTGATTCCATAAGTTTTATTCAACTTATCTAATGCTTTAGCTAAACTCATTTTATAATATTTGATTTAATAGTTCGGTTCCTTGCTCTTGATCTATGTCGTCATTATTTTGACAGAATTCGATCCACTCTTCTTTAATCTTACTTTGGTCAAATCCTCCAAACTGTTCTGCTTGAGCGAAATCAACATCAACGTCAACGTTTTTATATTCACACTTTACGTTAATTCCAACAGCATCGAATTTACTTTTGTCTAAAGAAGTGACCTTTTCTTTACTTCCAGTAAACTTGAATCGAACACTATCTTCAGAATCTTGATACTGCTTTCTCAAATTAGTCAACTCTTTATTGTCGACTTCATCCAAATCTATTTTGACTGTAACAAACTTTTTGAATTCACTAGGGATCATTTCGTGAGATCCGTCTTCATACAATACAGTGTATCCTTTATACTCGTCCTCACCGTAGTTTTTCTGTCTCAATGAGCCTATATAGTAAATGTTGTCTCCTACTTGCTGTGCGTCGTGATAATGACCTATGAATACCTTGAAAAACTTATCGAACTTACTTGTAGAAAGCGATTCTTCTACCTCACTACCGTCATTATTTCGCACACCATTAACTGCAACGTGCGTTAGTAGAATATCGTGCTTTCCTTCAGGCTTTGCTAGCTTTAGGTACTGACCATATGTTTGCTTTTCTTCAAAGAAAGGAACTAGATGTAGTGTAAACTTGCCTACCTGGAACTTTGCATGTGTTCTGACAAGAGTGAATGCTGAATGATCTTCATATACATCTAAATAGCTTTCTACAGAAGTATAGTCTGCTTTGTCGTGATTTCCTGGAATCGCAACGACATCTATTTGCTCCTCTTCGGCAAAATCTAAAACATCCATCCACGAAAGGAGAACTGCCAAGAATTGTGATTTTCTTGAGGTAAAAATGTCTCCTCCAACGTAAATCCTGTCTAATCCTAACTCTTTCGCTTTGCTAATTGCGTCTTTAATCATTTTAGGGACGATGTCTAAGTTTGACACGTCGATGTGTGGGTCAGTTATGACCATCAATAACGGTTTGCTCATTTTAACTGTCTTTAATTTGGTCTCACGACAGGATTCGAACCTATGACTTGCTCCTTATAAAAAAGAGCCACTCTACCAACTGAGCTACGTGAGACTTTGGATGAGGAGTTATTTTTTAACTCTTCCCTTTAAATTAGCAAGTCTACTACCTGCTTTAGCCTTTTCTTGCTTAGGTTCTTGTGTAGCAGTCATTGCTTCTTCTGCAGCAATCAATGCTTCTTCTGCAATCAGCGCTTCTTCTTCTTTAACGAACTGACGTACTTGATCTACCTTGTACGATGGAAGAACTCGAATGCTCAAACCGCTTTTTTTGATATGAGCTTTTAGTTGAGCCATGTCCATGTCGTCAACGTCATCGCTATCTGATTCGAACGGAGCATCGTTATCATCTTCTTCGACATCATCACCCTCATCTTCTTCTAAAGAAAGAAATTCGTTCCCTGGCTTTTCGTTCTCTAATTCTTCATCGTCCTCTTCTTCAGAATAGTATTCACTAATCTCTTCTGCAGTGTCTAAGAAAGAATCGAACGTGAACACTTCGTATCCACTATCAAATCCCATTTGTTGAAGTGTTTTTGCACTTTCTTCGTCAAATGTTTTTAGCCCTTCCATAGCCATCATGAAATCTCTTCTCTTGTACACTTTGCTGTACAGCTTTTCTAATGGCGTTTGGTCAACAAACTGTTCGAACTCTTTGTCTGTTAAAGGAGTCGATTTGTTTAGGTCAATTGCTGTGGAATATTTCTTTGCAGGATCCTTTTGATCCTTATCATAAGAAACAAACACTTTACGACCATCATCGATATCTGTGAACGGGTCAACTACAATTGATCCATCCTCATCGTCTTGTCCTGCGGCGATTTCATTTAGACGATTCTTTACTGTAGTTGGAAGTTCTACTCTTCCGAAATCTCCATTAAGATTTCCGTAAACAATCCATCTACTTTGAGACTTGATTCCAGGATTCCACGTACCTCCAGCCTTCCAGCCTTCAATAGGTCTAAGGAACTTTTTACGAGTATCATCGTCTTGAATCTCATCATAAGCTCGCTTGTATACGAAATTGATATACTCGTCAATGATGTCTTTTTGAGTTGCTCCGTGAACTCGTGAATTGAAGATAGGTTTCTTTCCTACTTTAGGATTTCCCTTATCATCCTTGATTACATTACCGTCCTTGTCTGTGTAGGTAACTTTCAAGAAATGTACCGTTTTTGGATACGCCCATGACTTTGTGTCTGGATGTTTTGGAAAGATTCGTAGCTTGTTTTTACTACCATCTCTCTTTAGTTCTAGTACTTTTGCTCTATCACCAGAGCCTTTTCCAGTTAAAGAATCTACTGTTTTAGATTGCTGCTCTAGAGCATCTACTCTTGTTGCTTTGAACGCACTTCTGTCAAACTTTGCCATTTTTACTTAATGTTTATAATTATTATTGCGACCTTGTTAGATCTATTTTTGATGTGTAGAACATAATACTTTTATATCTCACACACAACGATATTTACTTAATTAACTTCTCTCTAGCCTTGATTAGAATTCCATTATACTTTCCTTCAACTAATGATTTTTCAAAATCTTCTGGAGCAAATCCCATATTGTCGCTAATACGATTCAGCTTCATTTCTTTTGACTTCACTGCCCAGTATAGTGCATCCATATATTCGGCCTCTTTTTTTAGTCTTAGCAGTTTTTTGTGCCTCAACTGAACTCCTTCGTCCATCAAAACCTCTTCTTCAATTTCAGGATTGCTTTTCGGCTTCTTACTATCCTTTCCAGCGCTACTAATTACTGTTTTAAACGTTCTTCTTAATCTATGAGCAGTTTGAGCCTTATAGATTTCAAATCCCATTTTTTGAGAAGAATGTGCATTTTCTGCTTCCGCCTTCCATATTCCTACACGATTCATCAACGCAGGGATTGTTACAATCTCTGCGTATAGATTCGTCCAATCGATTGTAGTTAATTGATCGATGTCTATATCGTCCTCAAACTCTTCGAAATGAAGATTGATTATTTTGTCCTTAAACGATATCTGTAGTGTTTCTGATGCCATTACGAAGTAGCTCTTTTCATTAAGGTTATACAGAAGCTACGGTGAATGTCTTCTCCATGTAACTCTTTTAATTTTTTCATTACAGTTCCAGAAGTGTATTTTTCACCTTTTTTCTCTAAGTCCTTGACGATTTGAATTACTCGACTACTTTTAGACCCTTTTTTTGGCGTAGTGATTGAAGGTCTGTCTTGTTTTTGCTCAGGCTTGTCTTGTTTAGACAACTCTATTTTAGCAGACTCTAAATCATCAAATCCATAAGTAGACTTGAACTCAGAGTTTGATAATTTAGTGATTTCTGGCAAATCCTCTAAAAATCCATCCTCCTCTTCAGTGAGATAACCAAATCGTTGCATGGTCTCTTTGTAAATTTTAGAGTAAGCGTTGGTGGCTGCTTTAACGTTTTTTAGCGTTTTGTGCTCCTTTTCTTTTTCAACAGGCTCTTCAGATTCAGAAGCCTCTTCAGATTCAGAAGTCTTTTCTGGCATATTCTCATCGACCTCAGGTTCTTCAAGTGTAGGTACGTCTGAAATATCATCGTCTAAGATTTTCGGAGCTACGTAATTCTTGTCTGTGAATTCAGAATACTTCATTTGCTTATATTCTGAATTAAAATCTTCAAGCATTTCATACGCCTTCTCTCCATCACCATCAATTAATACAATGCATTCGTCGAACTCATCAGTTTCGGGCTGAAACTTTGCTTTGAATTCTTTTCCGTCTTTCTTATAAATCAAATCTGGACGAACATTCTTGTTTGCTGATACTTCAGCCAACGCCCTTTCTCTGTTCTCAATGATTGAATCAATAAGCTCTTGCTTTTCTAACTTTGAAATTCCTTTGGTTATTCCAAAGGCTCTCTGAAGAATAGTTCTTAGTCTGGACTCCTCTTTTTTCTCTAAGAATTCTTGTGTGTACTTTACTAATAAATCTGACATAATTTCCAATGTTTAGTTTTTACAATTTGTTTTCTAGACCATAAAGATACCTAACCATTATCTCTAGAGCAACTGTTTTTTAAAATATTTCGTACGTAGGTCCATTAATTCTATCGGACAGTACAATCTCATTGCCTTTGACGTAGTCATTGTATTCCATCACTCCTCTAAAAACACATAATTTGTTTTTGTCTTGTTCAATAAACTCTTTAAGGCCGTCAAATCTAACATCGAATTGGTCGTCATTAGGATTAAGTTGTTGTGGCCACACTCTGACTTGCATTTGATATTGGTCTTGCATCAATCGTATTACAGCATATTCTGTTTTATCCTTTTTAGTCTTTCTAATTACAGCCTCAACTACCGTACCTGCTATCATAACGTTTTGCTTGACTTTACGCTCTAAAGGTTTCGACACCTCTTCACTACTAACGTATTCACTGGTGTAATTGGCAAACTGAGTTTGTCTAAACAGTTTGATGTAATCTAAATTTGATAATTTACTCACCTCTGCTTGTCTAATAGACCAATAATGATCCACTGCTCGATTGTCCTTATACTCTTTAGGCAATTCCTCTTTTCTCAACTCATAGTATTCTTGGAGAATTTGTAGCCTATCACTAGACTGTCGAACTGAGTACATTTCATCAAAACATCCTGCTAAAATTAAGTGCTCTACAGTTCTTTTATTCACTGCTCTACTAGGAACCCTTTCGTTGAACTCTTCAATTGAAAAGAACTTTCCGTCCTTATCTCTACCTTCAATGATTGCACTTGCTGCAGCCTCTCCTACGTATTTAATTTGAGAAAGGTTCCAGTAGATTTTATATTGTTCTGGATCTGAATGAAATTCTAAGTGAGATTTGTTTATGTCTGGAGCGACAATTCCTATATGTCCCATTCTTTTAATTTCTGCAACAAAGTCTTGAATCTTTTCATTCTTTGCATATTGAAAAGCTACTGTCCAGAATTCCAATGGATAGTGATACTTTAACCAGTTACAGTAATATCCTATCACACTATACGCTGCTGCGTGAGATTTGTTGAATCCATAACCAGCAAACACTTCCATCTTGTTCCAAATCTTTTCCGCCTCAAGCTTGTCACATCCTTTATTGACTGCTCCTTTAACAAATTGAACTTTGTACGAGTCCATTTTATCCTTGATCTTTTTACCCATTGCTTTTCTAACACCATCAGCTTCAGCTAAGCTAAAGTCTCCTAATGTCTGAGCGGCTTTCATAATCTGTTCTTGATAGATGTACAATCCATAAGTTTCTGAAGTCACTGATTGTAGAAGATAATCGTGCGTCACCTCTTTTTCGCCTTTTTTAAGTTTAACAAAGTCCGTGTGTGCGTTGGATGCCATAGCTCCTGGACGATAAAGTGCAATACATGCAATTAATTCATCGATATTTTCTGGATGAACGTCCTTCAAGTAAATCGTCAATCCACTCGATCCGAAGTGAAATACGTCTTGATTTAATCCTTTCTGAAACAGACGATACACGTTTTCATCATCGAGTGGAATCTCTTCCATATCTAATTGTATACCCTCTCTTTCCTTGACTAAATCAAATATCGAACCAATCTTAGCCATCTGTTTGGTTGATAGAATGTCTTCTTTTAAAAATCCCGCATCGGCCATCACGTCTCCTTCCCACTCACTAATCAAAGTTCCGTCAGAATCTTTTCTTACTGGAATTTGGTCGTAGATGTTTAACGAATTCCCCTCCTCGTCAGTGATTTTTGGAACTATAATAGTTGCACATGCATGTACTGAAGCTGATTTGATTGAGTTTAGTGCAATCCTAGCATCGTTTACGATTCTAGGATTGTCAATAACAAACTGCTTGAGCAAAGGCTCAGAAGCTGCGTCTTTAAATAAAGGTTCCCAAGTTCCGTTGTCTTGACTAATCAATTTCGTCACAAAGTTCATGTTATACTTGTCTCCTTGAACTCCGTAAGCTCTTGCAAGTTCTTTCAATACACCTCTCATCTGAAGAGTACCATACGTTCCTACTCTACAAACATAATCTTCACCGTACCTTTTTTTCATGTATTCAATCACCTCATCTCTTCTGTCTGAAGCAAAGTCAATATCAATATCTGGAAGCTCTGATTGTATACGTGATTCATTGAGAAAGCGTTCAAAAATCAAGTCATATCTTAGAGGATTTATCTTTACGATTCCCAACAAATATGATATCAAACATCCCGCTGCAGACCCTCTTCCAGGTCCTGTCTGAATGTTTTGCGTTTTACACCAATTTACAATGTCCCACAAAATTAAAAAATAATCAATAAAGCCACCTTTAACTATTACTGCACGCTCTGAATCTACTCTCTCCCACAGTTCGTTTTCAAAAGAATCTCCATTAGGACCCGATAGTTCTTTTTCAAACTTTCTCCTCATTCCATCAGCAATTAAATCGTCAAAGAAGTCTGAGGTCTCTCCATTATATTCGCTTTGCTCAGCCTCAGTCATTTCATACTTTGGTAAGAACAATTCTTTGGTGTTTATGTTAAATTTGCAATTTTCAATTACCCAATCTAGTGATTCAAAGGAATCAATATATACGTCCTCTAACCTTCCGTCTTCAATTCTAAATAGCGGTTCTAATTCAACGAACTGCTCAGAAAGGCTTCTAAAATAGTGATTGGTTGTTGAGTGATTAAATTGAACTTTTCCTTGCTTATTTAATACAGTACGAATATGAGTGTCGTCTTTGTCGATACAATATGCGTCGCTAATTAGTATCGGATCTACAATGCTTCGAAAATTGTCTAAATAGTTTTTGATTGAAGAGAGGATCTCTTTGTCTTTAACGTTTCCTGCATATTCATTAGTTGTGATTTGAAACATTGTCTTGTCGAAAGCTCTTTTATATGACGTAAGCATTAGCTTTGTTGCGTGCATTCCAGGAGAGATGCAACATAAAAGTCCTTCGCCATATTCAAGTAATTGCTTTTCGAACGCAAATCCTTCCTGATCGACATTTACTAGCTTGTTGATTCTCAAAAGATTTCTCCATCCTTTTGTATTGATACAATACAGTCTTAAATCAAAATGCTCTCCTTTACCATTCTCCACTTCGACTGTGTATCCTATAATTGGTTGAAGCTTGTTCTTAACACACGCCATTTGAAACGGAAGAGTTCCTGCTAGAGTGTTCTTTTCACAAATTCCTAATGCTTTGAATTTTAGGAATTTTGCTTTATCACACCAATCTTGATAGTCTCTACTTCCGTTCATCATCTCATATCTTCCATGAACTCCTAGAAATGCTCTTCCAAAATCTGGAATCAACGAATCGTCATGACCTCCAACATTTTTAAGTAAAACCATTTGTGCATTTGCGATGTGAGATATTGGTGTGTAGTAATGGTTACCTCCAAATTCATAAATCACGTGATCTACTTTATTGTCAATGATGTACTCAATCACTTGCTGGCCTATGTTCAGAGTGAACATTTTCCCTTGCACATCTATTGTGTTGCCAAATTCTCTTGGAATGAACTCTATTAGAGATCCCAGTCCTTTTACATGAACTCTACCGAATCCCAATTCTGCATAGTTTACTGAATTTTCTTTCAGCCATTGTTTTAGACTATCTGTAATTCCCATGTGTAATTATTTCACGATTAGTTAGTAGATCCATTAGTTCGGTAGTTGTTAAGTACCTAGCTTCTAGCCTGCTATATTTATTTCTTAGAGTTTTGAATGTCCACTTTTTATCCTCTAAATAGCTTTGAGGAATCAAGCTATTTCTATCTTCAAGGTTTTTAATTCTTGGAAAAACTACTGCTCCACTAAGTTCGTTAGGCATTCCCTCTATCGACCTTATCTGTTCAAAAGAAAATACTACATTCACTTGATCGATAAACACAATTCCGTGCTGTTTAAATTCATAATGCAAGTCTGCATGAATGTCCACTATAACTTCTGCTACTTTTTTTAGTAAGCGTTTGTCAGTTTCTCTTTGAAGAGGAATCATTCTCGGACCAACTCTTTTGTAGAGCTCTTCTTTGTTTAATTCCTTAGATATGTTTTTGTTAATTAGCTGCTCAATTGGTATTTCGCTATAAATAGAACATAGCTCCAACAACATTTCTATGTCGTCGTCTACAATTAAATCTTCAGCATTGTTTATTTTAAGAAAAGCCATCAATTCAGCGCGAACTTCTTTGATTGTATTAGGCCTTCTTCCAACTAAAGCCTCCACTGCATTAATTACTACCTTCATTCTTTATTTGTTTGACTAGCCTCGCTACATAGCTAGCATTTGTACATAACTCTTCAGCAATTTTACTTGAAGAAGTTGTTCCCTGATCTAAGAGCTGTCTGACTTGATCTTTTCGCGTCAATTTAGATCCACTAGCTTTGGGTTGAGCCTTTGAGGTTTTGGCCTTAGTGGATTTCTTAGGAATTGGAGTTTTGTTGTCTACAATATACGATCTCAGTGCATCGTAATACTGTTTCGCAGTTAAAGGTGCTTGCTTATTCATTTCAGATGAATACTTATCACTGAACTGAGACTTAGACTTGTGTACTGCATCGTAAATCACCTGTTTGGTAACTGACATCGATTTTACGATCTCAGTGTCTTCTCCAATTAAAATTGTGTGTGCTCCTTTAGATCCTTCTTCCCCTACGTCGAAGAATCCAATAACGTTTCCTTCGTCAGTTATCATGTAGCTGTTTTGTGAAATTGATTTACTTATTGTTTCCATTCTTTTAGATTTTACCTAAAGATACTAAAAAGTTATCTTTAATCATATCTAAACTACAGACTCTTTGAGAAAGTCTACGTTATTTTCAAAAACAGTTCTCTGTTTGTCGGTCAACTCGTCCCTATCAAAATAGTCTTTTGGAGTAGGTACTCTTTCGAACTTTTCCTCAGTCCAATCTAATTGATTGATTGCACTCCAAATAGAGTTGCAGCTATCTGAACTTCTAATGTAAGCACCCTCTTCAAATTGTTGATAATATTGAAATTCTCTAGGATCGCCCATTCCTAATAGGTGCATTGGTTTTTGTATTAGTCCGTGCACTTTGAGATAGTTGAAACAGTTGTGTCGTGCTTCCATAATGCCTACGTCTCCTTTCACTCCTAAAAACGCTTGAGGGACAGATATTTTGCTTAAACCAATTGTTTTTATCCAATCTCGCTCCAATGCCCACACATAAGATGTTAGCCAATCTAACTGATTTTTGCCTTGAGGACAGAAAAGCACTTCTATCTTATCGTCAAGCTCTTCTTTGACCATTCTTTCATAAAACGCAAGTGCATTCTGTCTAGTTTTTGTATGATCAAATAATATGTCTGGTGGAATCACTTCGTTAGGAATCAACTCTTTCATTACTTTAAAGAGAGCGTCTTCAGTCACTAAATCATGATCGCCTGCGCCATTATCTAAAGTGACCCATGCATCGTCAGAAAGATTCTGAAAGAATGCTGCGTATTTATCATCGCTAAGATACTGTTGTGCTAAACAGAAGTATCTGTCTCCATTGTGCATTAATTCGTTTTGCGATCTTGGTGGTATGTAATAAAAGTCCATTATGTGTGTGTTTTGTATTTGTATAAAATTTGTGTGTATTCTAGATCTCTTGATCTATATAACTCAACTCCCATAAACAGTCTGGACTGTTCTCCTGTACAAAATTCTCGAACTTTTTCGTACAGATTAGGACTGATCGTCATCGCATTAGGCATTTCACCTTGATGCGCTAAGCAGTGATTCTTAATTTTTTCTACTAAAAAGTCACATGCATTAAACGTTGCTGATCTTCTTGACATATTAAATTAGTTTTCCCCTTTTTCAGGCATTAGAATTTAAACACTCTTTTACTTTGCTAGCGTCTTGATTAATTTTGCAGTCCATTAATGAGTGTGAGGTTTCTTTTCAAAGAGCCTCACACCGCTGCTTGTTCTTACTCATAGTCTCTTATCGCTATCATTACTGGAAATCTCGGCTTACCGTCTGGAGTTAAGTTCTGATATCTAACAGTAGCCATCTTTCCTATGTACTTGTCCTTGTTCTCCCACAATTCTTTGTAAAAGTCGTACCCTCCACGTGCATTAGAATTAAATCCATCAAATTTAACCCTTCCCATCATTCCACTACGATTTCCTGCTCCCTCTTCAATGTCGACTATTTGAAATTCGCCATCTTCAAACTCTTTTCTCTTCAACAAATCTTTACTACGACCTGACTTGTACAAGCTATTTGCTCCACGAATCATCTGTCCTTCAAATCCTGCAGTTAAATATCCTTGATAAAGTGTCATTAAAGGCTCATTGTCTTCCGCATCGTTTCTTTCAATAAATACAGTATCAACTAGTTTGATTGGAGAATCTTCTTTCTGCTGATGCACTAGAATTTTCAGTGCAGAGAATCTTTGTGCGAACGTCTGTCTCTGATGGTCAATGTCATATACATGATATTGCAAAACTTGCTTAGATTTTTCTAAATCTGCTTGCTTAGGCTTTTGCTTTCTTACAATTGAAGTTATTTCGTTGAAATTCTCTTTCAAGTCATGGTTGTAAAGCTCTCCGTCAAGAGTGACTCCTTTAGGAACTCCGTCAAGCATTTTAATTACTGCAGATTCAATGTGAGGTGCAGAAGTTATCTTTTTCCCTTGTCGAGTGAATAGTCCATTTATTGTACCTACACAGCGAATTCCGTCAAGTTTTGGTTGACTCGCAAGAAGTCCTACAGTCTTGTCTTTATGATCTTTCCATTTGTATGCAAGCATCGGATCCACTATCTCTACTTGATCAATGAAGGATATGTCCTCAACATATCCTCGATCCTTCTTTTTTTTAGCTCTTGAAATTGCTTGCTTAACTGCTTGTTCTGGAGCAGAAACTTCATTAGATCTACCTACGTTTTTAGGTTGACAAACTGTCCATTCAGACGTTGTTAGTTTTCCATCAACGTATCCTTCGGTAGCTCTGTACTTGTATCCTTCAGTAGTTCTGTACTTGTCTCCTTCAATTTCAACACTCCATTGTTGAATCTTTCCGTTTCTAGCTCTCTTGTATAATGTTTTCATTTTACTGTCTTTTAAATTATATCATAAAGATACCTCTTTATTATCTTACAGACATCCGTTTCTTTTAAAAATGTATTGTTTTACATCGGCAATTCCTAAATCAAGGTCACCTAGATTTGCTTTGTGAAAAGATGCTTCGCCACTATTAGGGTCTTTTGCCGACTTATCATCTCTAAACCTTTGATATCTGACGTCGTTTGGCGTATCAATCCAGATAAACGTTGCTTCTGGAAATGCTTTCAGTAAAGTCAATTGACGTGCTCCGCTAACGATTACGTTTTCGTAATCCATGCTTGCTCTTAGTATTTCTTGATAAATCTGATCGCTGAGTTCTGGATGTCCTTGCAAATCAGATCTCTCACTCTTGTTGAGAAGCTTTTTCACAATTTCACTAACTTCGATCACCTTAATCTTATTTGCCACTGGCGATCTACAGTCCATTCCTTGAGCAAGTAGGTGAGAAAAGGTGCTCTTACCTCCTTTAAGATAACTACAAATGAATGTAACGTTCTTTCCTCTAGTGTCTATGGGAGGCTCTATGCCAAAAACCATTCGATGTTCCATTTTTTTTATAATGTTGTCTCTAAAGTCTTCAGGTACCTCTTTTGCCTTAAAATAGTACTTTGGAGGAAAATCTTCTACACGATCTTCATAAACCACAGCACCATTTTCTCCATCTTCAAGAACTTCACATCTCTCTAACTTAAAATGTTTCACTAACTCTTCAGCAATCATTTCACAAGAATTAGTACCAAAATCATGGACAATGCCTGTAGAATTTACTCGTGAAGCGTCAGTGTACTTTTGTTTAAGATATATTAGGACTTGATGCTTTAAGTCGATGATTTCAATGTCTCTATCTGCGTGACTAACACTTTTCTCACACTTGAATTCAAACGTATGTCTGTGTGGAAATTGTAAATATCCTACTTTATTTACATATTTGGTTTCTGTGACTCCAGGCCATGCATGTATTCCTTCAACTTGGAGATTTATTACGACTCTACTTTGCATCCTTTACGTTTTTTGATTGATCTCTTTGCTTGTCTCCTTGGAACTGACCGTCATATAAATCTTCACTTGCGACCTCAGTGCATTCGTGAATGTATGCTTGTGCAATTCTTGCTTTAAATTCGATTACGATTGGAGAAATTACTATGAGAACTGTTCCTACATTCTTTGTACTGAATCCTGGATCAAATACGCTGGAATGTAAGATTGATCCATTTCTTAACAAAGAGCTTCTTTGGCGAAGTAGCATTACTTTGTCTGCAGGAATGTCACATCCTTGCTCAAAGGTTACGTCGTATGCTCCTGGCTGTAATAGCCATACTGCATTTTCTAATCCAACCTCTCTTCCACCGTTTCTTTTAACAGGCTCTTTGTGAGCTAATTTAGTTTTGCCTTGTTGAGGAACTACTCCTCCCCCATAAATGCTCTTGATTTCAATTACTCGTAGGTCAACTCCTACTTGTGCTACCATATCGTCATCGATTGGTCCTGTGATAATCTTTTGATCTAAAATCTGTCTTGAATTTAACATTGTTTTTGTTTTACGATTTAATCATTACTTCTGGAATGTTTCTGTCTAATTGGTCGTTGTCCATTCCGTATCCATACAACCATAGTCCATCAGGAACTACGCGACCTAGGTGCTCTAAGTATAGATCACAACCATCTCTCTTAAATAACGAACACACCTCTATGCTACTGATCTCTTTATAGCTCTTGTTGAGATATTTTTTGATGGCAGTAATAGTTTCTCCACTATCAACGATGTCCTCAACAATAATCACTCGAAGTCCATTCAAATCAAGATCTGGCTTTTTAGTTATCTTAACTTTTTCACGAACGAACATTCCACTGTAGCTCTTGCATTGAATTGTATCTATCTGCATGTCCATGTAAGGCAAGTTTCTAGTTAGGTCAGTTAAAAATGGCATTGCTCCATTCAACACTCCTAACATCACTACAGGAATTGGAGGATTTAACGTACGTGCCTGTATGCTACAGGCACACTTATGAACCATTTTCTTAATTGCCTTTTGAGTTGAAAATATACTATCCATTGTGACGTGATTGATCAATTAAACTAAAAAATTCATGTCTAGTTCCTATACTGTTGTCGAAAAAGTACTTGCTCATTTGAGAAGTTTTCATCACACTACTATTCTTGATTCCTCTACATCTAACACAATTGTGTTGAGATTCAATTACTACAGCCACTCCTCGATTACCGACACACAACTTGTCGATTTCGTCGTGAATTTGTTTCGTCAACGATTCTTGGATGTTCGGTCTTCTACTGTACCAATCTACGATTCGATTTAGCTTAGATAGTCCTACAACCATATCGTCTTTACTTTTACCTGGAATGTACGCTACGTGCGCTACTCCAATAAAACTTAGGTTGTGATGAGCACACATACTAATTACAGGAATTTGTGTTTGACAAATTAGTCCTGTATATCCTTCGTGATTCGGAAAAGCGGTGACTTTACACATTGGATTGATCGATCCGCTGATAAGATCGTTAATCCACGCTTTTGCAACTCTTTTCGGAGTGTCTACGGTGTGAGGATCCGCTTCCCAGTCAAATCCCATTGATGTTAGGAATTTTCCGTAATGATACTGTGCCTTTTCTAGCATTTCAAGTTTTTCAACTTCTGTTCTAGCAACGTTTCCGTTAGCTCTCGATAGTAGTTTCATTTATTTGTTTTTATAGTTAATTTTGCTGCTTTTGATAAGTTTTGGCTTGCCCATAATGGCTGAAGGTTAGTGTAATGAAAACATCTCTTTTGATTTTCAATTATAGTGAGGTCGAACTTTGCGCAAGGAACTTTGTGATCTAAATGCCACTGCTTTCTATTTTCCCAGCACATTCCTGGCTTAAATTGAGACTCTATGTAGATGATCAGTTCAGTATAGCTACATCCTACGAGGATTTCTGCACTCTCTTTAGACATCTTGCCTTTTACTACTTGATAAAGTCTAGATCTGAGGAGAATTCTCATTCGAAAATTCGGATCGCTCTTGTATCTATTCTTTTTATAAGCCCTCTCCCTATCTTGAACGGTCACTACACTTCTCTTTGATCTTGATAGGCTATAATGTGCGGTCTTCCCGTAAAGTTCCAACCTTCCTCAATGCACTGTTCCATTACGACAGGATACATTTTAACTAGCTGTTCTCTAGTGTCTCCTGCAGGCATCATCCATACTTTATTGTTTGGAATACCTAATTCTTTAACCAAATCCCTAATCTCTTGCAAAGCTTCTTCTCCACCACCCCACACCGGCTTCAGCTGATAGTCTGTGTGGTATTCCAGCATCTGCTTCATCGTGTCGATGTTCATTCTGAACTTATTGTGTTGCTTTATAAACTTCTCGTCTACTACCTTTCCTTTAGGAGTGACCGCTCCCAGCACTGGCACACTATTGCTTAATTTAGGAGATAGTGAAATCAAATCTATCGGATGATCGGTTTCTACGTAATGTGATCCTTCAGTTTCTATTGTAGTTACAATTCCGTTTTCTTTAGCAAACTGAGTTAGCTCTTGCAATAGTTTTGGATGCATTGTCGGAGATCCTCCTGTGATCATCATTTCTTTAATCTGAGGATTGTCTTTGTACATCTGCTTAACGTCTTCAATGTCATATAATGACTTCTCAGGATGAATCGAGGTGTACCATGAGTCACACCAACCTCCTTCGCCAAAATAACATCGATGAGTACATCCTGATGTACGTATCACCACTGTAGGCATTATTCGACTACCTTCACTCTGAACGGCTCTGTAAACCTCGAGAATAGTCTTCTTAGCTGGTTTTGAACTTGCTTTTTCCATTTTGTAAATACTTTTTGAGTTTTTCAAATTCCTCTAGAATTTGAGTTTGTGAATCAATTCCTCCGCAATTACTTCCCTTGACTGTAGTTCCAAACTCCTGATTGCCAGGAAACTTCTCTCCTGGAGGAACTATTATTCCGCTAGGAGTTGTAATTGGCTTTTTTCGAATTGGGATAATAAAGGTCTCGTGTGCAATTAACTTTTCTTCGTCGTCGTTAGTATGCATGCTGTAAATAATAACTGATCTTCCAGAAACTGGACAGTCATATCTTTGAGTCTGTTTGTAGACGTATCCATTCTTTGATACTCTTTTACTTAGCTTTTTCATTTTACGATCTTTTATGTATGTAGATAAAGATAACCACACATCATCTATTCAGCAAACCAAATCGCTGAATTTTTTTCGTGCTCTCTAAATTCACATGAGATTAGCTTAGCACGTCCCATAGTTTCAGCAGTACACCATTCTGCAAATCTGGTTCCAATGTATTCTGCAAACTTTTCACAACCTACACCGTCAATCGTTCTTAACTGAATCATTCCTTTGTCGCTCATCGCCTGAAACGTTTCAAGTTCTGGATCATCTTCAGCAACTACCATTGTGTGATCTAGTAGCCATGAAAGGTATTGTTTTGGTGGTAAGAAAACATCTTTTGTAGTTTCTATTCCTATTTTCGATCTCTTGAATCCTCCAAAATCAACTACCCAGTTTCGATTATCTAATTCTCCCTTAAAAATAAATTTCACACTGACTCCATACCCATGTATGAATGAACAGTGAGTGTCTTTTGCTCTCCATTGACGAAAGCATGTACTGAATCCGTCAATTACTTTTGTTGATCTAAAATTTCCCATTTGTTTAGTTTTTACAGTATTCTTGAAATGTGTTTAATTAAGTACGGCTTTTGAGCTGCCTCTCCTTTCACTTTGACGATTACTACATTTTTGTTATAGTCTATCACATCAGTATGGTCGAAGAAAATTGCTGAGATGTCTGAGTTGTCGACGATAGTTCCTACAGAAACCTTGCCTTCACCTTCATCAAGCTTAACCTCAGCTTCTTTAGCAAAATAGTTTATGACGTCCCACTTTCTAAACTCCACGATCTCACTTTCGTTTCTGTAAAGAAAGTTTGGCAGTCCGTATTTGGTATACGTCTTTTCATATATGCGAGACTTCTCTTCGCTATTGGTGAAGATAGTAGGTAATTCATTTCTTTGAGCAATATCTTCAATCTTCTGCCTCTTCCACTTCATCGTTCTTTCGTAAAATCTTTTATCTTTTACGATTGGATAGATTTTCTTTCTCAGTTCGGCATTTATGTACTCTGTTTGTAAGCTCTCTAGATATTGAAATAGAGTTTGATTTCGAGTTTTTCTTTCGCTCATTTTTTTTACGATTTATTTTAAATTAAATTTTTGCACTCTCATAACATCGAAAGTTCCTGGAGTCTCTGCATTTTTAAGTACCTCTAAAAGTTCTTTTCTATCAACGTCTCCTGGATCGTTTGAATGTAAATATCCCACTTTCACATTATTAAACCACAATTTAAGTTGATATGAATATTGTTTTGACGCATCGACAGCATCAGGATCGTATAGAACGACTATTTGCTCTACTCCTTTTTTCCATAATTTAAAGATTTGCTCTTCTGAAATCTTTTTTCCAAAACTACAACAGCATTTAGTTTTCTCATTTAGATTAAGTCTTAGCAATTTGTCTACGTTAGCCTTGTCCGTTACTCCTTCGACCAAAATCACTCTTTTAGTTACTTCACTAACAATTTCGTCTATTCCGAATAAAAGTTTTCCAAAATCAACACCTCCTTCATTTTTATACCTCAACACTAACCTTCCTAAATCTTCTTGCTGTTTGATTTTTTCTTTACTCCACGTAAGCCTAGCCACGTATCCTTTATTCTCTCTGTCTTCTTCTATTAGAAAAATCACGTAATCCTTTAAAGGATCGTACATTTTAGTTCTTCCAACATTATATGTTTGATATTGCCATGGCTTGAATCCTCTTCCATTTAAGTACGGATCGCTATCGACTCTACGATATCCGAACGGCTTATGTTTTGTAGGAACCTCATCGTCAATGTCTACCTCTTCTGAAATAAAGGTTAGTTGCTCTAACTTGTCTTTTTCTCCAATAAACTCTCCGTCACTTATTAAGTGAAGAAGGCCTACCTCTTTCAATAGCTTGAACTCACTACCTTTTTCTTGACACGATCCGTGAAAGCAATTGAACGAGACGTGATTCCTATACTTCCCTCTCTCATAGTTCAACTTTATTCCGAACTTATCGCTCCTATTACAGAACGGACACGTTCCTCCATAAATCCATCCTTTTGGAGATTTGTTTCTGAGATTGAGATTGAATGCTTCAGCTACCTTTTGCATTCTGTGAGTCATATCATTCATACTCTCCAAAAGTTTTTACAGTTCGCTTGTGGTCGTAGAATCTTTCTACATTGAAATTAGTTACTATTGACATTGCTCTATCTTCGGCTCCATACTTTCTCAACTTATCCGCATAAAGTCTCATAATGTTATTTTGCTCCTCAGTAGTTGTTCTGTTTAATGTAAATAAATATGAAAACGGTTGAAGTAGTTTTTTGTTTTCTGACGTGTTTCCTCTCTTTAAAAAGAATTCTGGATTTTCTTTGTCTGCATCTTTTATATCACTCGATTGTGTAGCTGTTGCTCCTGCACAATCAAATTCTACACATATGTTTTTAAACTTCTTAGCACTTGCACGTTTTGATAGTCTAGTTCCGTCTTGGTTTGAGAAGTATCTTTTACCATCTCCAGGTTCGACCTCGTCTAAATAATCCACTAACAGCAAATCGATTTCACCATACTGATCTTGAATTACTTCACAAAAGGAATGAACGTCTCTCATACTACCACTATCGAACTGCTCAAACGCCTTAATATGAATCTCTCCTCCTTGACTCATCAATACTGATAGTGCATTTTCGATTTTACCAAGCTCTTTGTCACTTAACGCACCCACCTCAACGTCGTGTACAGTTGCTCCCGCAATTGCTGCATCGTAGGCCTCTTCTGCTTCTTTTGCAGTTCCCTCAGCTTGTATGTGAACTACTCTATATCCTCTTCTAGCTGCGCTAAGTCCCATATGTTTCAACATCTTAGACTTTCCTACTCCAGAATCTGCTAGAATTAAAAACGTATCTCCTTTATCGATTCCTCCTCGCAACAGTTTGTCTATTGGAAAGATTCCTGTAGGGACCTTTCTCTTAATCGCTGCTTGAATTTCTTGAACTTGAGCGTTATTAGTTACCCTTTCGTTATGTCTTTTCCCAAAATCTGCAAAGACTCTGTGTCCTTGAGACTTTTCTGTTATCTTAAATTCTTTGAGTTGTTCAGCAACTTCACCCATTAACTCAAACGCTCCATTTTTGTCGTCACGATTGAACTTGTCGTGAAGGTCTGAATACGCCTCTATAAATATTTTGTTTTTGATGAATACCTCAAGCTGTTCGAGAACAGCTTGATCTTCTGGAACGTCTGCCTTCTTGACGTCATTAATTACATCTATGACCTTTGGCCTATTTTCAAATTGTTGAGTTAGCAGTCCTATCGTCAATAACTTTTCCGCACTGTCATAGTACTTCGACATCGCTTGCCAAATTTCTTTGTACTGCTCTGATGGAAGGTAGTTAAATTTCAGATGTGTTTGCGCTATTTCAAATATCTGCTTTTTTCTAAGACAGATTTTGAACAACTCGTTGATAAAGTTGTCTGTAAGTACTTTCATATTAAAATTTACAATCGATTAAATAAATGAAAAGTCGAATTCTTCGAGGTCTCCTTTTGCTGCATTTACTGCATTCCACAATGACATTCCACAGTCGTCATGTTGAGAGACCGACTCCAACTTTCCTGTGTCTTGAATATACGTTATACTGTTGAGTTCTCCAAAATATAGATCGGTCAAGTTTTTTGCTCTTTGGGTTCCGTATGGAAATTTAATTCGTCCAGTCTCGAACAGTACTGCAAGAGAAGGAATTCCTTTATATAGTGATTTCTTGTTTATTGCATTAGTGGTTTTTCCTACAACTGGCAAGTTTGCATCTTCCATCATTTGAATGAAGATTTGTTGCATTCCATTGTCCTCTGCATACATTACGTCTGGTCTAAAGTCGTTGTTTATCTTTTTCAATGCTGCTATCTGCTGTCCGTAATTCGACCCAGCCTTTCTCCAACAATTCAATACATGAAAAATTCCTAACTCATCAACTCCTAATATTGTGAACACACTAAAGTCAGCTCCAATGTTTGATGAAATAGCAAAATCACATCCGACAACAATTTTAGCGAACCTTCTTGCGCTAGAATCTATGTTTGGAGTCACATCTACCGAATCCTGTCCTTTGATTGCATTTCTCAAACTGTCGTAAGGAAAAATCGAAGCGCTGTCCGATATGGGCTTGACTAGTATCTCTCTCGAAAATATTAGCGAACCGAGAATCTGTTTCTTTTCCATTAAGGAATCGAAGGTGTGTCTTTGAGGAAAGAGCAATTTTCCATTTGGAAATATTGCTGGATATTCAAAGACCCTATACTTTCCAGTATCTTTCAGATGTGCATATAGATCTTTTTCAAAAAATGGAGTACCTACAATCAACATCTGCCCTCCAGGAGATAGTGCTGGCAGAATCACAGCACTAAAAGTGTTCCAGTATTTGTCTCGTTGATCTTGACTGTACAAAGACGATTCGTTTAGAAAGTCGTCTAGTACGATATATGTGGGATGATAGCCTCTAATCTTGGATCCTGCAGACTTTATTGCCAATGAAGCTCCGTTCTTACAAACAATCTTCTCTGCTCCCCAACCCTCTCTTTTGGAATCAGGCATCAGTCTATTTCTCAAGATATCGTTCGCTCCAATCTCTTCTTTGATCATAGCCAAAAAGTGACGAGCAAGTCCAAATTCGTTAGTGATCAAAAGACCCTCTCTTGCCATTTGAAACTCTTTCGGTGTTGGATTTAGATGAGTTCCTTTGCGCTTATATCTGTACATCTGCCACAGAGGATATGCAAAGCTAAAGTGGTAAGACTTTCCGTGATCACGTGCTGCTAGTACACAAAGCAATCTGTTAATTTGAATTAGGTTTGACCACTCTATGTTATGCCAACCTAAAATAAATTCGGGCAAAACAGATATTATGAAATAGTTTAAGCTCTTACATCGCAAAGTCTCTTCGACTTCGTCAGTAAACTTCTCTAAATATCCAAAAGATCCTGTTTGTAATGTTGAGTGTTTAGATGCAACGACTGCAGCGGTTTCGTCAATTAAAGTATCTATGATTTGATCAATGCTTAGATTCTGACCTCCACTTAATTCACTAATTGCAGCCTCATCTAAGTTTTCAATCATTTCATGTACTATGGAGTACACGTCGTCAAGCTGATTTATTGATAGCGGGACTTGATTGTCTACTGCGACAGGGGATGCTGGTATGTGTGCTTTGTTGTGTTTCTTTGCCATTAAAATTTGAAAGTTGCTCTAGCCCTTTCCTTTACAGTAGCCATCACAGCTTCTCCAGACCGTCCATCCCCTCTCAATAATCTTAGAAAGAATCGAACTAGTTCTGTATTAGCTTCGACATCGTTCATTGCCCTGTGGGCATCTATTAACGGAACTCCAGCGGTTTCACAAGCAGTTCCTAATTTGTGATTCAAAATACTTCCGTCAGCAACCCATTTTAGTCTGGTCACCCATAACGTATCTAATGACCAAGTTTGAAATAGGTCACTGTACTTTATTTTAAATAAAGACAGAAAGTATTCGAAGAAAGGTATATCAAACGCTTCTAAATTGTGTCCTGCAGGAATTAATTTTCCATTACCTCCACGCAATCCTATTTTATGCTTTTTACATAAATCACGAACTGCTCTAGCTACTGTTTTAGGGTCTTCTCCAGCCTCAATCCTTCTCATAGTCAGTCCGTTATAGTCTAACGCTCTTTGATCATACTGAACCATTTCTCCATTAGGCAATTCGTACGGTGCTATGATCGCTTCGTACCTATCTACCTCTTCTAATGTTTCAGAATTGATGATGATGATGGCGATCTCTGCCACTGCATGTTTATCTTTTTTCAGTCCTCCAGTCTCTAGATCCCAGATAGCGATGTTTGCTACTTTCATTTACAATTGTTTATGTGGTTAGTCTTGCTTCAGCTTTCCCTTACTGTCAGGACGAAGTCTTATCAACTTCAATCCAACTTGAGCGTTTTCAATTCTCTCTAAAGTGTTGTTTCCATATTTTTTTGGAAGAAACCCTCTTCTCAAGTATTGTTGAACGTCTCCTAAAGTAAACAGCTCTCCTGTTTCCTTTGATCCAAACTCTTTGTTGAGGTGATCTACTAGCGCTGCAGTAGTGAAATCTGTTTTCTCATTGATATCTATTTTCTTGCTCATAATACGTCTTATAAGAATACACAGTTAGAGTATTCAGTTAGCTTTTTTTTAATTGATTCTACTTCATTGTTTAATTGCTTTTCGGAGTAGTATTCTACGATGACGTTTGTTTTCTTTACACCTCTTATTGATGTCATGTTTTCGTCAACTCCATTAATGATTAGACAATATAATGATCGCCCATTTTTGTATGACGACTTTGTTTCTATACTAAATAATTGATGTGCTTCAAAGATATGATTTTTTATTTGAATAAATGCTACTTTCGTATCTTTAAATTCTAAAATCTCACTATCTAGGGCACTTAATTCCCCTTTAGACAAATCGACTATATGGTCTAATATTTCTTGATCATCAATAGCTTTCCATCGATCAAGAACTTTAGCTATGTCGCCCTGTCCCTTAACTTGTAAAAGTTCTATCAGTTCTGTAATGATCTGTCCATCAACTGAGCTAATTGGCCTTACTCCTCTACTATCAGAGTCTTGAGCATATTCTGCTGCTGCATATGTTAAATGTCCCTTCATTGATTCATCGTTTTTATTCTTAAATATTCTGGATCAATTTCTCTTAGCGAAAATACGATCGTCCATTTGTCATTAAGCTCTTCCCAATCTCCTGCCTCATACTTTGTATGACAACCTACCACACCATCTCCGTCCATACAGTGAATATGAATATTCCTTGGATCGTCAATTAAGTCAGGTCTTCTACTTCTAGGAGATAAGTGACTAAAGCTTAGCCTCTGATGCGTTCCACAACCTTCACACTCCATTCCTCTTTCTTCACCAATCTGCTCACACACTTTCTTGTAAGATGTATTTGTATCCTTCTTCTTTTTGGACAGCCCCAACCTCTTTTTGCCTGGAGAAAGTCCTTTGTTTGATGTGAGAGATTTGGCAGCGAGCTTTCGTTGAACGACCCTCTCTTCTCCGCTGTTATGATCCAGCCTCTCTCTATTTTTTTCTTGACAAAGACTGTGTCTTTTGTTAACAATCAACCTTTTCTCTCCACAATCACACTTTGCACATCGCTTCACTTCTCTACTACCTATCATATCCTCTATCGATATATATTCCTAAATAATTTTTCTTCAACAATTTTTTACATACGTCTCTAACTCTACATGTCGTACATGAAGGACTTCTATGGTTAAATAGCGTAGTTCCTTCAATGCAATTTCTTAGCCCTTCGTCTTGATTTAAGTGTCTTTGCTTCTCCATCTCTTCTTGTGGATCAAGCTCTGAAAAGTTTTTCAGCTTCTTGATTTGATATTGAGATATCATTGAAGGTTCGATTTGATATTGGCTAAGATTGAGTTCTGCATTGTACCAAGAAAAATTTACACTTCTCTCAAAATACCTTTTTAGTGAAGACTTTCCGAACACTCTCTTTAAAGTAATTTTGTCTCCAAACGAAACTTGTTTAGAGCTCCAGTAATCAAATTGAAATATTAGGTATCTGTAGATGTCCTTTACTCCAATCGATTGTAGCCCTATCTTTTTATGTAATTCAATCAAAAAGTCTGTAACGATAACGTCTCCAGACTTTGTATAATTATCTATCGAATCCTCTAGGCTATAAAACTTTACAACAAAGTCGCTATATAATTGATAAACCACTGTCCTAATCTTCATTTCATAAATATAGAACAAATATCTTTTGATTACAAATAATCTATGGTTATTTCTAAAGATTCTAAAGTTTCTTGAACTGACGACTGTCCTTGTTCTTGTGAAAGCATTATTGGTGAAGTTCCTACGTTAGGCTCCTCCACCTTTCCTGATTGAGTTTGCTTTATTGTTAAAGTGGTTCCTTGAACAGTGACTGTTGCTTCACCTCTTTCTTCAACAATTGACTGAAGAACTGTGAGAGTTTTTTGAGCAACTTGCTCTTCGGTGTCAGTTGACGAAACCTTAACTCGAATGCCCTCTCTGTCAGCTACTTGTACTACTGAAGGATTACTCTCATCATCATACCATACATAAACTCTACTATCTACTGTATTAAACGTCCAGTAGGTTCCTATTACGTCACTATCTTGAATTGAAACTTCGATTTCTTGATTTACGTCTTCAGTGTTGAATTCTGCTATCATTTTCTCACAACTCAATATCTGTGATCCTTTGAATTTGTTAATTGATCGCTCAATCCATATTCCTATAAACTGTTGAGGTTCGATACTAAATCTTAACGCATTTGCTTCACCTCTATTGTCTGCAAATGATCCGCTTACAGGCTTGTTGTATATACTTGCTATCTTTTCCACATACAAGCCTTCACAATCATCCGTTGCTGGTGCAACCAATCCCATCTTAAAGCTAGATACTGGATCCTTTGATAAATTGGAGTAGTATAGCGTTATCGCTTTACTTGACTCTGTTTCATTTTTTAAAGCAACAATTCTGTACTCCTTACTTCCCTCTCTAAGAAGTTTCTGTGAAATAGATCCGAAAATTGATGCAACTCCTCCATTTTTAACTGGAGATTTCGAAATGTATCCTCCTAAAGACTGAAGAGGATTTTCTTGCTCTTGTAAGAAGTCTGGAGCTCCTGTATAGTATAGTTTCATCTGTTAAAGTTTCATAATTTTATACATCACTATGTACGGTTGTAGATTGTTGTGCGACTGACCTCCACCTTTATTTTCAATACTCAGTGTATGTTCGTGTTCTCCATTATTGTTCACTTGTATTGGCCTTTGTCTAAAAAGATTAGGTCCTCCGTCAAATCCTCCACTAAGTTCAGCTCCATCATAAGGTCCTACAGCAAATCCATCATGCGAGTGATTTCCTGCTCTATTTGTATTTCCTTCGTGTGAGTGAGTAGGCATTTCGTCTTCCGTTAGTGTGTGTGACTTCTCTCCTCCAGACTCTTTTACTGTATCGAAATCGCTGTCAGAAGATTTTTGTCCTACAGTAACTTTCCCTTGTATGTCTGGAGCATTTTGTCCATTATAGATTGATCCTGGAGCATTTATTTGCTGTCCGTTACACAATACCCATCCGCTTGGAATGTTCGCTATGTCGCCAGAGTAATCCCACACTACTCCTGGAAACACAATGCTATTTAGAAGTTTGAACAACGAATTGTCAGCAACAGTAACTTCAACATCTCCATCAGTTGAAAATTTATTGACTTCACTTCCAGTAATTAAAAAGCCATTGTCATTGAAGCTTTTCTCTCCTAAATAACTGTTTTCTTTGACGTTCCTGAAGCTAGTTATCTGTCTATCGTCAATTAGTCTATATTTAATGTTATAAGTCCCTGGAGGTAGCTGTATCTGTGCAAATCCTGCAAATCCTGGAACAATTTTTTCAAACGTAACGTTCTTACTCTTATTTACCACTCTAAGTTCGATCAATCCTGCTGGACCAATTCTAATTGCTCCGTCACTTAAATAGCTTGACTGATATTCTAGCTCTAATTCAATGTCTCCGTCAATTAGTTGACTTTCTAAAATTTCACAGCTCTGTCCGTTTTCGAAAACAACATATTGTCCTTGAAAATCTCCTGCAGTGAATTCTGAAAAGTCGTCCCAGGAACCTCCTTTGCCATCGAAAATTCTTAATCTTCGTGTAGTCGGATTTACGCTCCAAGAAACGCTTCGAACTCCCCACTCAACTCTTACATCACTCGAATCGACTGCTCCTGCACTAGGTTTGAACTTAACTTCTGTACAGGCTATGTTCTCGCTTTCAAACTCACTAGAGTTAGTTGCCTGCACGTCTTGGGTTAAGAAGTTGAAGATGTTGTCTAGTCTTTTATCTTCAATATTAACAATCGTACCGTTACGCGTTACAGTAGCTAATACAAACTCCTTTCCTTGAATTAGCTCAGATTCTTCTCTAAGTTCTATTTGATATCCGTCTCGAATTAAAGGAAACTTATCTATTGTAGGAATTGCAATTCCTGCAGTAAATGTTCCCACAACACTGTATGCTTGATTGCTTTCTGCAACAAGCTCACTTCCAACAACGTTCAACGTTGCTACGTTATCGTTCTGTACTGCTTGAATTGTATATTCCTTAGTATTGTTTTCTGATAAAGGAAAGACTATTTTCGAAGGAAAGTTTGGCAATCCTCTCAACTTTTTGATAAATTCTGTTTCGACACCCACTATGGTACCATCTTGCTGAATATTTATAGTTCCTTCTTCTAAAACCGTCTCTCTGTAGCTGATTATAACGTTCCTTTCGACTTGATCGTTGGGTACATTGATTATTGCCGTTTGATCTTGATCGATTTGTATTGCGTTAAGCTCTGAGTCTATTGCAATGCCTGCTCTTAAAGTTATGTTTCCAAGTCCTGAGCTTACTATTTCTAAGTTCGTAAACTCATTGTCTTCAAATGGACGCACAACTCCATATGAGGATATCATATGTTTGAACAGTCTTTCATATCCATCTTTTTTAAGAGATTGCTTGAGATGTTCAAGTTCTTGAAGTCCTAAAAAAAGATTGTTTGATATTTTTAAATCCATTATATAAAATTGTTTACAAATCCCATTTTATATGGAATAAGATCGTTTCTGACAGCTTGATTAATGTCTTCTTCATTTAGCTGTAATGAGTTGTTTTTCATCCAAGTTTCAATTAAAGAAGTTCCTCCAACAAATCCTTTTCCGTAGTCAGTATTTAACGGTTTGAATTCAATATTTTTTAGAGATATTTTAGTTGACGGTGCAATATCGGAATTTGTATTATCTAACACAACTTCTGGAGCAAACCTTATCATAGAATTACTCATTTTTAAATTATTACCTACACCCAACGATGTTTTTAGTACTTCAGGATCGTCAATAAATCGTTGCGATGAGTTGAATAAGATCACTCTAACATAGTACCATTGATCTACCTTAGGTAAAGTAATTTTGTTCAATGCGACATTGGACAGCTTTGTTACAGACAGTCCTCCAGTAGTCACTCCTAAATTTAATGGATTGACCACTCGATCTAGTCCGTCAAATCCTAGACCACTTACACTTATTTTTGCTGAAAGATCTGTTGTCTTCATATAGAAAGATAATGCGTATGTTATGTTTGAGCTTACAATCACCTTAAAGTCTTCTGCATTTTGTCCTGGCGTAGATCCTTGCTCGAACAATCCTTCTTCGAATAGCCCTTCTTCGAAAAGTCCCTGTGTCTGTGAAAGAATTCCTCCTACACTTATTCCACTTTTTTGAGAGATCACTGGCGTAATTTCTAGTATTGGAGGCTCTTTCACTGCTGCAGATCCTAGTGATGAAGAAGAGTTCACCAATGTACACGCATCTTCATTTATTAGTGGAAACACTTCTGAAGCTATCTGAGCGTCTTTCGGAATGTTGTAGATTTTAATTAAATCTAGTTGATTGTGAATTGTTCTAAATAAAGGACTGTTTTGATTAACGCTCCACCCACAAGTTTTACTGTTTGATGAGCTGAATAGGAATTCGTCTTGATGTGCATCGTAAGATGTTAGTCTCAATAACTCTCCATCAATCTCTTCTGAAGACTGAACCATTCTAATTGTCGATCTCTTCGAGATTTGATTGTGATATCTCTTCATTAACGTCTGCATCGAATCTAATGGCTGATCACTAGATAGGTACATTCCTCTCTGAGTCAAGTATTCAGTCAACAAGCTCTGTTCTTGATCTAAATTTTCAAACTTTCTTGCATATGCGACAAATAATGCAAAGTAGCAGGTTATTGATCTCCAAAAATCGATATAGTCTCTATCTTCATTATTCAAGTTCCGATTTTGATTTCTCACTAAGCTCTTCGACACAATTCCTGATGCATACACTTTTTCAAGAACATTTGTACACCAATTTAGCACCTCCTGATCACAGCAACAATTAAAAAATTGTGCAAATATACTGTCACTAAAAGCCTCTCCACAATTAGTGTCGGCTTTGACTGTGTTTAAATTGATCCAACACCACTCAATCTCTCCTCCCTCAGAGCCTCTTCTTGTGTACCTATATTCGATATCAAAATCAAATTGAGGCTTGATGTCGATTTGCTGTAAATTTTGATCAGTTAATTCAATCCAATTCCCCCAATTTATCGCATCTGTTGTAAATCTAAATTCTTTCTCAATAAACTTAAACTGATCCTCTCCAGTCACTTTATCAGTAAATCCTTCAATGCCTTCAACGCCAGTAATAGGACCGTCAAGCTTAAACCTAATCGCTTGTCCAGTACTCGATAGTATGTTGTTTACTTCTGTCATAATTAAAAAATGCTACATTGATTTCGTTGAGTGATTTGTCCGTTATTGTTTATCTTTACTAAGAACGATGAAATAATTAGTTGAGTTGCTCCTGGAGGATAAAACTGATTTTCTCCTCCGAAACTTATTCTATACAAGAGATCTTGACCAGGAAATCTGTCAAGCGATCCTGGATAAAACGCTACTCCTCCTACTGTCGTATCTGTTAAATCAACTAGGGTATTTAGTCCTCCACTAGTCGAACAGTCATTGACTAAAAGCACTCCGTCATATCCTTGAGCATTGATGCAAGCATCTGCGCTACCAATTTCTCCATTACTTTCTATTGTAAATAGTTGCTCAATTAGCAATCCATTTACACTTTTAAATCTATAATCGTTTCCACCACCATTGAATTTTGTAGTCAACGAATCTTCTGTGTATAAAATCGTTCCTTCTTCCAAAGTAGCTCCTGACGAATAAAAAAGCTCTGTAAATTGCAGATCTCCAATCGAATCGGTACAATTACCTGGCGCAACTTCGACTGAAGCTGCTGATACTTGAAGTCCACAATTCCTGACTAAAGTAATTTCTCCTTGAGAGTTGATTACAAATTCTTTTGGAATTACAAACGGAATTTGCTTGATTCTGTGAATTTGATTTTGTCCATTTACTCTTTGAGTTAATAGCTCATCTGAATACACTATCGTGTTAAGTTCTACAAAGTCGGTTGCCAAAATCCATGCAGGTGTCCAATTATTTGCAACAACTCTACACCCTCCTACAGCAATTTCTAACGCTATCGTGTCTGGAGCAGGTTGTACTGGCTGCTCTATCGTTGCTGTCACTGTTCCTATGTTGCTAAATTGACCTACACTATCTTCTGCAGACCAACTAAACGCTTCTGTTAGAGGAGCTACGAGTGCCGATTGATATTTCAAATCTGCAACTTGTGCTTGTGTAAATTCATCTCCTTGCGCAACTGGATTGCCTAGATAGATTAGAGATCCAATCTGTGGAAGAGATTCTATTCTCACCGTTTGCATAGGATCGCCTTCAGGATCTACAAACTCATTCTCAAACTGTGCCCACGTAAATGAATATTCTGTTGAGGTCTCTATGGTAAATGATAATCCATTAGAAACTGTAGGTGGCTCATTGACTTCTTCCAATACATTAACTGTCGTAGTGTTAGCGTTACTCCAAGCAGGACTCTCACTATCAGCATCTCTTACTTGAAATATTATTGTAGTATATCCGTATCCTGACTGTCCTATTATAGGAGTGTACTTTAATTCGAATTGACTTAGTGAGGATATTGGTATTGCTTGATTCTGCTGAACTTGAACGCCTTTGAATGTCAATTGACCAACTGCTGGCGGATTGATTATTTTTATTGCGCTCAAACCATCTTCGTCAGGATCTACAGTTCTTTGATTAAAAAAGTCTTGTGAGAATCTGAACGAAGAATTGAACTCTAATGTAATCACAGACCCATTGAACTGTGGCCTGGCGTTTACGTTAATGAACATTTGTGCACTTTCACTAAACTCTTGAGAACCTTCATCGCTAACAGCAAATAAGAAGCTAGTGACTGGAGTTCCGAATGAATTTTGTGTTGGGATGTATCTTATTAGCTGTGCTTGTGAGATTCCAATTATTTGTCCTACAGTTAACGTTTGTCCGTCAAGTCTGAGAATTCCTTGTTCTGGAAGAGACTGTATCTGCAACTGTAATGGCTGATCATTTTGACTATCAACGAATCCTATAAGAAAGTCGTTGACCTTAAAAGTGTAGGATTCATCGTCTATGATTGAAATGCTGTTGTCTTGTACTGATGGTGGTTCGTTTATAATTACGTCAAACGTTATTTTAGAAACCACACTAAACGGATTCGGAGCAATCCCATCGTCATTAATTTGAACTTTGCAGTTAGTGTATTTAATTCCACCACCTCCTTCTGCAGGAGTGAATGACAAGCTCTCTATCTGTGAAAACGAAATCTTTTGACCATTTATTACTGGAATTTGATTTAGCTTTAAGGTTCCTTTATTAGGCACTCTAGTTACAACGACACTTAACGGCAAGTCGCCTTCTACATCTTGATATTTTTCCAAAAAATCTGATGTAGTGAACTGATGGGTAGAATTGCTGTCGATTCTAATTCTAATATCCTCTAAAATTGGAGGTGTATTAGGCAATCCACAATCTTTGTAGTATGTAGTTGCGTTCTTTACCTGACCACTAGGATTAGATACTATGGTCTTAGTCTTTCCTGCAGAGGTTAAATCGGAGACTCCACTCATTATAGTATAGTTTGTTGAAAGCTAAAGTCTATATCGTTCGGATAGAAGATTGGATCTAGCAGTCCTTGATTGTCATTGATTAATTTACCATCGAGATCGAGCATCACAAATCCTCGAACCCTAGGAAACTTTCCTGGCTCAACATACACATCTCTTCTTGGAGAAAAGAATGAATCTGCAACATATTTTATGCTTGGATGTTCTTTGACTATTTGTAACAGAGCATCCCACTCAACTTGCTGTCCTGCCTTCCAGTTTCTTATATCTAAATATTTGCTCATTCTAATTTGTAGGTCTTTTCTAATTGAGTCTGCAGAGGTTGATTGAATCAGCTCCGTTCTAAAGCTAATGTCTATTTCTTGATACTCTACATTTCTCAATTCTACTCCTATACTATTGTTGGTTACTGAATTAAATTCAGTCAAACTTAAATACGGCGCTACGTCTACAGATAATTGACTCAATTCATCTGAATTGAGATCTACTCCGTTCTGCGTTGCTATTGCAAGTACTGTTTGATTTTGATCATTCACCCCATAACTATATACGCTAAGTATGTTTGAGTTGAATTTCAAAAATACTTGAGTGATATACGCTAAGGTTCCTCTAGCACTAATGTTTGCACCGTCCTTAATTCTTAATTTGAATAACGCATCTCCTTCAACATTTCTACCTCCAGTAGCTTCATATTCATTTGTTACAAATAAATGTCCTGTCGGTTGTGGAGTTACTGTATTTATGGTCAGTGCTGCAAGATTAGTTTTCAGTCCCACATCTTGGCTTCGTACTTTTGCGTACACATATCCTTCAGTGCCGACAGTAACATCTTCAATTAGTTCAAACGTCTCTCCGCTTCCGAAGAATGTGTGAGTGTCTACTACATATTCAGTTCCTGGAGTAGCCACTACCCTTAAATAAGTTGATGACTGACTTGCTCCAAATCTAGGCGCAATCCCATTCTTTTCTGCAACTTGATCTAAGTGTTTCCCGAAAGCGCTGTTCGGAAAGGAGTGGCTTTCAACTAGTGCTATGTCCTTAGCTGCTTTCTGGCCTATCTTAGCAATACCATACGCAATGCCATTATTAACGCTCTCGTCAGATATTTTAGTTATCTTATCTGTTTTGTTTAATAAGATCTCAACGTATATCTGTTTGAGTTCGTTTATTGTCGAAATTCTAGTTATCATAGTTGCGTTGTTTGTTCTATTTCTTCCCCCAATCTAGTCTCTACTGAGAAGTCTAATAAAAGTGCTTCTTGCGTATTTTCTATATTGGTTATCCTTAGTGCTTTTAACGTATCATCTCTTCTAAAAGTTGCATAAAACTGTCTAAACAGTACTGGATATGCAATCGCTGCTCTGTTGCTTCCAACAACTAACTCACTTTGAATCCCGTCTTGCGGAAATTCTGGAGTGTTTCCTTGTCTCAAATTTGCTAGAACATTGACGGACTGAGACATCGTTTCTTTATAGCCTAACACCTCAAGTCCTTCTTGGTTGAAGGTCAGCTTTTTATTGAAGTCTAGTCCATATGCTTTTTCACCTACTACATTATCAACAACTGATTGCAGTCTTACTGTCAGTTTGTTTTGATATCCTATTAGTAGTGAATTCCCTCCGTCTGGAGTGTACAATTCTTCTTCTAGGTCATTTCTTAATGCAATAGTCACCCAATCGTTGTCCTTGTCATTGGATCCAGACTTGACAGAAGCATCCTCTAACGTTTCTAACTGTTTTAGTACATAATTTAACTCAACTTGTGGAGTAAAGTTGTTTTTTGAAATTGTAGATCGTAACCACTTAGAGCTGTTTTCAATTGTTGAGAGAGAGACTTCTATGTTAGATAGAAGCTCAACAAGTTCCCAGTAAGCTCCATTATTCATTCTGTCTCTATAATTCTCTATCGTATCATTAATTAGCGAGCTGTGCTTGAGTAAGTTGTTTAGTTTTTCAAAACTAGTTTTATTAGGAACGTCAACGTTTCCCGAATAATATTCTAAAATATTGTTTCTATCAACGTCAATAAAGTCGACGAATTGATTTAGATACTCAGCTAATGGATATCTAGTCAATTTGTGAAATTGTGAGACTATGTCGTTTGGAAGTGCCATTAAAAAATGCTTTGTTTGATGTTCTTAGCTAAAATGTTCGCTCCTTTACTCAACACAGAAATTGATGAGGAGTTCAAAAGAGAAGAGTCTACATCTTGATCGACCTTCAATCTGTCGATTGGTGCAATTGCTGTTAGCGTTAGTGTGTACTTCCACATCATATTCGACGCCTGCTTGTCTTGATGTAACATGATCGATTGACTCTTAACCAAAAAATTATGATTGAGAGTAGGATTGTATAAGTACAGTCTCATTGGACGATTGTACTGATCTAATCCGCTAGACTTTGTTATGATTGCCTCTAATAGCTTTGTGGTTCCGTACCCTGTTTTGAGCTTTGCGTTCAATACAGATGTTTTGATTTCTAATCCACTTTGAATTTTATCGTACACTCCTTTATCTGTAGACAGTTCACTAGTGGAAGGCTTTGTTAGTAGCAATCTAAACTTTTTACCAAACGTTCCTGTAATTGTGTATTTTTTTGGAATGAAGCTTGATGTATCTAGTGCAGTTACTCCACCTAATGTCTTTTTAATGTTGACTAAACTAGTTTCATTATAATCAATTCCCTCAGGATTGACAGGAAAAGTCAAGTAGTCTACAGTGGTTCCTTTAGAATCTGTCAATTCAAGCGTAATTGCATAATATTCAAAGTCATTAGGAAATAGTGCGTTTGCACCCGCCTTTCCTGCGTCTGTTATGAATTTTTGAATTTGCTGTGCTGATTCTAGTGCCATGCGTTATTTTATTTCAATCTCTATCGCGTCTCCTTCTATTAATTCCATCAACTCTCTCATTGATTTTCTAGAAGATGTGATGTCGATGTCTTTATCTTGATCAATGTAAGCTAGGTCTTGACCAATACCAATACATCCAAGTAGGTCATAGTGATAGTTAGCATAATGCACTAATATCTCAGATCTGCCAGGAACGTCTTGAATCCATAGACATTCTCCAAACTTTGGTGAGTAGTGTCTAATTGCAGTGTAAATTCCAATAGGAACGCAACTTATATATTGTTGATTGTTTAGCCATGGCAATTCCATAGAGTCCCACTCCTTCAAGAGACTGTCGGATTGACCTAATAAGTAGAACTTTCCAATTGTCTGAGACTCTTCAGGGCTGTACCGATCTATTACAATTCTCTGACTCATATTATTTTTGCAGTAAATATCCTAATTTAATTCCAAACGATAGTCGCTCCCGTTGATGTATTTACTGCTATCCCTAATCTGAACCATTTGTCAATAATTTCACCAAGTAGAGTACAGCATTGATCAGACGATCCTCCTGACAGACCTACAGGAGCTACTGAAGCTAGTGCTAACGGAATTGTAGGAGGCACTGCTACAAAAGTAGGTCCCATTCCTATCGCTAGTGATATAGCGTATGTAGTAATTGCTTGACTGAGAATAGTTAATCCGTCTACTGTAGGAGAGATTGTGCTCATTATAGCAATCATTTCTGTCCTAGCCTTTGCTGACGACGTTGATTGTGGTACAATTGCCTTTGCGTATACGTCAATTGCCTTTGACCATCTCTCAGCAACTTCGATTGAAGTTTTAGGAAAGCGTTCGAATTGCGGACTTTCTTGATCTGCAATTTTACGAATTTCTTGTATAAGAATCTTTTGATTAAGCATTATTCTAGGGTGACTTTTTTAGATTTCACTTTATCTAGCTCTTGTGCTATTTGACTAAACACTTGCGTATTGATTGGAGTTCCTGACGGTCCTAGCGCTGTTGGCACGGTCAATGATTGAATCGCTTGAATTAGCTTTTCTTGAAGAGTCTTCCATTCTCCCGAAAGCATAGCTTCTTGCTCGGCCTCCTTGCCTAACTGAATTAGCTTTGCTTCTTGCAATATTCCTTCTTGTGTAATCCGGACCGTATTTTCGTGCTGATCGGTGTATGATAAGTTGCCTTCACCATCAATAGTTAAGTGGCTAGGCTTTTCCGATCCTATTTTAATCGATATTTGATTTTCACAAACCACATCTAATTTGTCATCTGTCTCCAGTATCGCAGATCCGTTATTGTATATACTGAACTTTGACTTTCCTACTTCACTAGACGATATCAGCGAGATTCCTCCTTCTACACTCTCGTCGTTTCGACTGTTGATTGTATGAGTCTTTGTATTGAGGTCTGTTATAGTCGATATTCGTCCCTTTCCAGCAATCGTTCTAGAAGTGGTCCACACGTTTTCTTTTTTAAGGAAAATTTTGCCTGGTCCTTGATGTATTCCTGTTAAAGAAATCTGATTCGTGACAGGCTGGCAATTCCAAGAAACTAATGATCCGTACGCTCCTGATTGTTGTGGAAACTGTATTTCTTGAAGTAAGTGTAGAGGCACTCTCACGTCTTTAATTACTTCATTGTATGTACTGACGATCATACACAGTCCTGTCTTGTAGTATCGATTTATATACGTAGATCGGTCCATGTCGTTTGGAATTATTGCAAATCCAAAACCAACTACAGGACTATCCTCTCCAACTCCTACAATCTTTGAGTGTCCTATTTGTCTGTATATCCTTCTAGTCTTCATACTGATACTTTTGTTCAAATTGTCTTTTCTGTAAAAAGAAGTCCATCACATCTACATTTAGAGACATGTTTGCTTTGTAATCAAACTTTTCACTTGCTGATCCTTTAGTCACAACGTCATATATTCCGTCCTTTAGCTTTTCAATATCCACTATATTGAAGTACGATACGTCAATCTGCCTTTCCTGTCCTGATCTGTCCGTTACTGTGACTGGCTTGTTTCTAATGTAAGATTTGACCATCCCTCTCTCAACCGTCAATCTTGTCGTTCGATCAATACTGTCTTTACTTATTGCAATTGAATGATCTACTCCTGTAACATAAAAGAATTCTTTGGTAGGCCTATAATATATCCAATGTCCTTTTTTGATTCTTCGGTCCCCATTAATCGTAATCGTTCCTTGCCTTGTGAATGGTAGATATATGTTGGATTCTACTAGAAACGATAGTAGTTGAGATGCCTGTTCAGCGTACAAGTCTGCTTCTCTCTCGCCTTCTTTGTGATCAAAAAAGTTATAGTTGCTGTAATTGTTTGTCACATCTAGCATTCTGTTTCCAAAAATCTGAGCGTATTCGTCAAAATATATCGCTGGAACGTGTCCTAAATTTACAGCATTGCCAGCAAAATTCCCCTTATCTGTTAGTTTGTACCATGCATAATATTCGTTAGTGAACTGTAAATTTGATGTGTGAATGTCGTCTTCATTGATATTAATTACTCTTGGATAGTTCTCCGAAACAGTAACTACGGCTTCGTCTAGTCCTTGAACAGCAAATGCTGTGTCATTGTTGTCGTCAATTACTATGTCGTTTGTATTCTGTCTTGCATCAACCTCTTTCTGTTTTCTAACCTCTCTCTGAGCGTATCGATTTTTTTGTTGCGTAGTCGCTTGACCTACAGGAGTTTGCTGCTCTTGTTGGAATGAAGAAAAGTCTTCGTCTACTGTATCTAAGTTCCAAACTGCTTGACTGACTGCATCAAATGTAAATGGAGGCTTTCTACAAGTCAAATAGTATTTATCGCCATAGGTGTCACCGAAAAATTCTACAAATTCTTGTTGACAAATTTTTCTAATTATTTGCAACACAGATCCGTTAGGATTTGCAACACTGTCATCAATTACCTTTAAATCTTGAATCGATTGATCGATAAATACTTTGAACAACTGCCAAACTCCTTTAACCTGCTTCTCTACGTTTTTGTCTTCACCTTTTACGGTCTTTGTTGTTTGGGTTTTGTTTGTAAAGTCTTTAAAAATATCATTCGGAACATATCCAATTGAAGCTATTCTGTGAAAAATGAATTCAATCGAGTCTCTAATTGATCTCGGAATGATTGCTGAAATCTCTTTGAACTCTCCTTGAAGAAATCGAGATCCCAACTCTCCTCCATACAAGCTATTTACGTGTCCAATACTGTATGGATTGAAGTAGCTATTGTCGTCTTGAAGCACTTTGAATAAATCTCTCCCTCTAATAGACATCGTTGCATCTGAAGTCGATGCTGTATCTTGTCTAGTTACAATGTCAACTAGTCCAATCATATCGTACCACTTACCACCAACTGAGTTTAAAATATCATTTCCTTCAATCTTTAATTTCTCAAAAGAGATAAAAACTAAATCGTTTTGTTGAATAATTTTCTCGTAATACAGATCGTTTCTAACGTACTCAGAACCTATTGTGTTTGATGTGAAAGCTCTTTCTCTATTTATATGACCTAGAGATACGCTGTCAGACGAATCTTGATCTGAGTAGTGATCGCTGTCGATCTTCTTCCAATAGCTTCTAGAATTTCCTTCTGAATCTTGCTCTTCAATTAGCCTAGTAATTACTGGAGCAAGGTTTATGGTAAAGTTGCCTCCATCGACCATTGTATTCCCTGTATTGCACGATACAATGTCTTTTGTAAGATCAACGAATCCATCATCTCCTCCACTCTCTAAGTACTTAGTTCTTGACCATAACCAAACTGTTAGTTGAGGCCTAATGTCCTTTGCATCTACTCCTCTATTCTTAGATCCTGGCACAAATCCTGGATCGTTTGTCAGTTCTCTAAGGATTGGCGCGAAATACTTTGTGGAGACGGTTTTCGTCACCGTAATGTTGCTTTCATAAGCGCTCTGAATCGTAACAGACTTTACTGGAATGAAAATTGTAGTTCCTTGTACTATTGGATAGTTCGCAGAAGGGCTGTATTCTGTTGAACCTTTATTGTACTTTTTCTTTTCAGTTATTGAGAGGCCTTCATACAGTCTTCGGTGATTAGTTCTTCCCTCATATCTAATCTGCAATAGTTGATTTTTATCTAAAGAGACTTTTTGAAATTCTTCTTGAGATAATAAGTCTTCAATTTGCGCTGGCTGATCTATGTGGTGTATGTATTCTACTGCAGTGAATTGTGTGTTTTCTTGATTCAATAAATTCGCAACTTCTGAGATTGCTATTGAATTGTCGATAGCGTCACAACTTTCTGGACCAAAAAGACTAGTTGGATCTTGAATCAGTCCATTGAAAAACACCTCTAAATGTAAGTGATTCGTCGCTCCTTTGTATTTTACGCTTATGTTCTGAGCAACTCCTATTACTTCGCCTCTAGTAACGGTTTTATTCAGTATTCCTGACACTGATGAAGATATGTATAGTAATTTGCACCTAATTCCGCTGTAACATTCCTCATCTCCTTGAATGTGAAGTGTGTCAAATCTTGAATCGTCTGAATATGCTTTCCCAACTTTTACAATTTTTCCACTGATAGGACTTTTTATCGCTTGTCCAGGAAAAGTGATTATATCCAATCCCTGATGTCCTTGTGGTATATTTATCCACTTGCCATCAATGTTCCTTTTCCTACTACTACCGAACCTCCCAGATCCTGCACTATCGTTTCCTCGAATAGCTTGATTGTTTACTAATTGTCCTAGTACCGATTTCATTTATAGGTCTATTTTTCTATTCATTTCACCAACCAATTTGATTAGTTCTTCAATTTGTTCTCCAACAGGCTCCATTACGTCCTTAAACGATTCTGTGAAATTCAATAGTTCGGCCTGAGCTCCAGAACTGGCACTAGCTGCTCTTTGTTGAATGCTAGGATCTCTAGCATCTCCTTCAGTATTAATTTGATCTAGGCTAGTTTTCCCAGAAATTAAGTCGAAAATATCTTTCTTTCTCATAGATCCTCCAGTCAGTTGATCAAATAGCATTGATTGACTATTAACATCTCCTCCAGTATTCTTGACATAATCAAACATCCCACTAAGATATCCTTTTGAGTTGACACCTTTTTCCATTTCCATTTGAAGCTCAAAAAAGCTTTTGTTTGGATTTTGCCTTCTTAAAACGTCAAATTTTATTGCATTAGATTCTGGAGATCCTCCTTGTGACAGTCCAGAATTTAGTCGGTTTATTGTATCGAACGCATAGTCGTCTCTTTGAAAGTTTCCTCCAAGATTTTGTAGAGACCGCATTAGTCCTAGCGTAGTTGTTCCGTCAACAGTTCCAGATCGCATAAATTGTCCCTCTTGAAATGACGCGAATCCTTGCATAATGTCTTGCATTCTAGCCATATCATTATTGTTCTGGCCAAGAGCTCCTGTTCCGTACATACTGCTGTACACTTTAGAAGCCAATGCTTGAGATCCTGCAACGCCTTCCATCACCCTACTTAATCTATCCAGCGTTCCTACAGTAGACTGATCTACTCCGAATCCTTTTTGAACTTCTAATGATTGAACAGCACTTCTTCCAGCATTTCTACTAGTTCCTAACGCTCTAATTGTACTTGGAATGTTGTTTGATAAGAAATCTTCTCTCGACACTCCTAAGGTGCCTGCTCCGTATCCCCCAAACTCTGTACCTCCAATTCCTTGATCAAGTATTGAATCTATTGATAGTCCAGAAAGAGCTGACATCATTTCTGCTGACTTCTCTCTTTGCGCACGAATATTTAATGCAGCGACACTAGTTCCTATCACTCCAGTTAGAATTCCCAATCCAGTACCCATGATCTCCATGTCATTGGCCTGTTCTAAGACACTGTTGACTGCACCAACTGAATCTCCTGAAGTAGCAACCTTTTTCATTAACGATCCTACATTAAGTCCTGAGAGTCTCGATCTCTTACCGCCAGATCCTCCGCCAGATCCTCCGCCACCTTCTTCAGAAAGCTGATCTGCTAGATCAGTCGCTTCTGGACCTACGTCTGAAGCTAATCTACTTCTTTCAGCACTACTTTGTTCTCTTGTAGAGTTTTTGTTGTCTGAACGAACTTCTTCGTTTGAGGTCAACTTGACTGTATCAATCAGTTCTCTAAGTAAGTCGAGCTGAATTGTGTCTTCTCGAGTACTTCTTTGTAGGTCTGAAATTTGATCTTTGTAGTCGCTACTTAATTTGGATTGATTGGCACCATCCTTTCCTAGTAGATTGTTGTATCTGCTGTCTAGAGACGCTCTAGTACTTTTCTGCTCTAGTCGAGTTTTTTTCTCAAGCAATCGAACTTGTTGTTCGTAATACTTAACTGCTTCTTGAGCACTACTAGAGTTTTGCATCGACTCTCTAATCAAGTCTCTACCTAACTCATTTGCCGATTGACGAAGCTTTGACATAAAGTCACCTACTCCGTTATCTCTTGCATTAAATACTATTTCTCTCCTAGACTGGGACATGCTATACTATTATTTCTGAAGAATCTTCACCTCCTTCAATTCTAGATAAATCTAAACCATCGAACATATCGTTAACCTGATCGTCTGTTGGCTTTTCAATTTCACGCTTTTTTAACCACGCTCCTCGACCTGGAACGTATTTTGTTTTACTTTGTGTACCTATTTCAGTTTTGACTTGTCTGTACAGTAAGTCTTCTTCCCAATCTAATTTCATATCTAGCACCACAGCCCTTCTATGTTCTGGACTGTTCAGTGGGATTCTATACTTCTCTCTCCACCATCTGTCTATCGGATACATCGCGTTCCATCGAGTAATGAATTCTTTTAAGTCACTGGATGAATTGTATGAAGGCTTGACATCTCTTCTTGCCTGATCTATCAACGTTAACGAAGAAACCTCTTGATGTTTTTCAAGAGGCCTTTTCGTCGACGATAGTGCCCGAAATAGTTTATTTATCAGATTTTTCATCAGGAGAGTCTACGTTTTGCTTTTCTACAGATTTCAGCATTTTAGTAAACTCATTATACCACGGAAGAAATTGTTTTTTGTATGCGTTCTTCAACTCTGCCAAGTCGAAAGGATCTAAGTCTTTCCACGTCTCTACCTCTAAGTCTTTAATCACTTGTGGGCACAATACTGAGATATAAGCAAACATGTCTACGTTGTCTAAGTTATACTCAGACCAATACGTTCTGTGATTCAATACGTTTCCGTATTGACCGTTAGTCAATAATGCTTTCATTTCTTCCACATCCCATAACTGTCCTGACGTTGGAGTTTTAATGTTGTACTGATTTCCTTTAACGTTGAACGTTAGGGCTCTTTTTAAGCTTTCCATTTTATACGGTTTTGCAATTAATTTATAAGCTAGATAGAATTGGATCTAGATAAGTGAAGTCCTGGTTATGTCCACTGATTTGTCCTTCAGAAACATCCATTCCTTCTCTATCGATGAATGCTCTAGTTATCGTCGCATGCTCTTTAAGTTTAGCTCTCAACAGTCCTGTTTGAGGATCTGTAAAGTCTGTAACTTTCTTAAAGATCACTATATTAACTCCCTCTTCTTGAAGAAGAATGTTGTCAATAAATCCTTGAACAGAGGTAGCTTTTCTTTTAATTGCATCTGGAATTCCTGTTGTCGAGAAATCTATTTCATAGAATTCTGAAGTTACGGTTCCGTTAAATTCCAATACAGGAACTTCAGAAGCTACAACTTCACCGATGCCACTAACTCTACCTCTTCTGAAGGTTTCTGTGATTCTCAAGTTCTTCATCTTTCCTATGGTGACTCCATTAACTTTAATTAATGCCAATGGAGCTGTCAATACTTTATCTGCCATGATTGTTGATTATATGTTTGGATCTAAAATTAATCCAGTGAAAAATAGTTTATTTACTTCAAAGTTTGGCACAAATGCATAATTAATGCAGTATGCATCTTGATCTATCGTTACAGTCACATCTTGTGATGATAAGATTAGATCGTCTTCTGTTGCCCTTGCAGTCTTGTTTTTCAAGAAACCTCTAACCCACTCTTGAACTACTTCTGGAGAAAGTGTTGCTCTATTAGGTCCTTCGTTTTGGTTTCCTAAAAGTTGAACTTTAGCGTTGATTACTATTTCTTTGTTCAACTGAGCAGCAATTCTCATTAATTGCCAAGAATATGACGTGCCATCCTCATTGACTAAATTGTCATTCTTCTGCAGTGTGTTAACCCCTTGAGTGATGACAGAGGATCCTATTTCATCGTCTAAATAAGTAGTGATCACTCCCGCATCTAGTGCAAGCTCTCTTTCACTGTCCGTCATTTTGTGCAACTCTCCTAAATATCCTAGTCCTTTGAATGTTGGTGGAGTTTGTGGTGGCAATCCTGCAACTCTTCCAATAATGTACGCTGCATGATATCTTGCATTTTTCTTTCTCAATCCAGCAGTTCCAGAAATTCCTCTATCGTAACATCCTCCGTGACAAAGTATCACTTTTTGACTGTTAAATGCTGTTGCAGAAGCGATACTTTGCGATTGGAATGTGTCTTTGTCTTCACCTCCAGCAACTACTAGGAATTTTTCATATCTAGCTTCACTCTCTAAGTGAGATAATATTTTAAAGTTGTTGACTCCTAAAGCGTCTATTCCGCTTTCTAGACTGTAGATGTGAGTATAATCTAGTTTGGTAATTGCATCTAAAACTGCATCCATGTCTGCTGGAGCGCTTGTTTGAGTTCCTCCGCTAAATAAGTTGTTTCCAGCTAGTGACGTTAGATCTCCAGATACGATCTCTCCAGTATTTGAAATTGTGTTGCCTGTTAGCAAAAAGTGATTGTTGAAATCAAAATTCGCTTCAGCCCAGTCGATTATCTCTTGAATCGTTGCTACCTCAGGTGATGTTGCAAGTAATCTTGGTCTAGACTGCTCTTGAGACAGTCCGTTATATGAGCGACCATCTTGTGCGTTTCCTGTAAAAGTTCCTCTCCAGAATCTTAATCTAAATTTGTCAGTACTTAATGTTCCTGCTTCAACGGTTACTGCAAATCCCTTAATTAATTCATCATCGACTTCCACTCCGTTTCCTACAAGGCCTTCATGCTTTGCGGCAAACGTTAATGCTCCGTTCTCTAGTGTCAATTCCAATGTAGCTGCTACAGTAGTTAATGCTCTAATGTAGATTAAGTTACTGACTCCTTGAGATCCAGAGCCAAAAGGTCGAAATAAGGGTCCTACATTGTCCCACAATTCGCCACCTCCTAAAAATTGTCGAACGTCTCTTACATTGTCGAAGGTATAGATTGAATCTTGCCCTTCAGCACTCTCTCCATTAATTCCAGAACCTCCTCCAAACTCATTGCTTGAGTCTGTGTCGATCACTAAAACATTTCCATAAGAAAATGCTAAAGGAGCATTGTTGATTCCAGATTTGATTTCGGCATATGCACCTGGTAGCTTAATTAATTGACCGTTAAAGTTGAACTCTGTTGCCATGTTTATTTGTTGTTATTGGAGCTTTGATTAGTTACTATTGAAGGCTCCTTTTCGATTAAACCAATTTTAATAAATGTATTTGACCACTCTTTGAGTGACGCTTTTTCGTTCGATAGCATTTTGTTTACGTAAAACTTCCCTCTATTAGATATTCCTATCATTGACGAAAACTGCTTTGCTGTTACTTTTTTAATTTTCTTACTCATCTAATTTAATTTTAGGTTGATCTGGACATATGAAGAGATCTACGATTTTCTGTTCACTCCACAATCTAGGAACCTTAACTTCATAAGAGGACGCTATTCCTATCCCCCTCATAAATATGTTTTCTGGCACAAGGTCCGATTTAATTCTGAGTTCTTGACCACTAATTTTTGCATTTTCAAGACCTGATAAGCTTATTGTGTCGAATATGCTAATCAGCCCTGCACGAATTGCGTGATACATTATTAACACCTCTGAATGGTTGTCTGAAGTACATATGATCTGAAATGTTGTGTCAAATCTTCTTTCGTAACTTGGGGTTAGAGAAGTGCTGTCTTCATACATAGATTCTGGCATTCCGCTCTCTCCTACTCCAATCGAGTCTTCTCCATTACTGTCTGCAGGCATTGTTATGTGGACGGTCGGTATTTTAGCTCTTTCTGCATCAAAAAACAGCCTAGTTCTTACACTTCTCGGGTTGTCATTTTTTCTAGTAAACAACGCTACTGCTTGATCGTAGTAATCTTTTTTGTCGTGCACACTTCCCTTAAAGATTCTGTGTAAAAACGTTTTAGTTTCATCAGATTCTTCTGTAAAATTGGTTCCTAAATATTCGACTAGATTGTTCACGATATTGAACAACACTAGCTCTGGTATCATTATTGCCATTACATTCCTAAATTTGCTAAGTAGTTGTCTATTGCTACGTCTACTACTTGTGGGACGTTCATATTGTTTAATGCCTTATCAGCCAACATTCTAGGTTCAAATCCTGGATGAATAAATCTATCTGCATCACTGTTTAAACTTACTCTTCTGAACATTACATACCCAGACCCTTTACTGTTTCTTTGAAGTCCTTCATAAATTGAAGTCACTTTAGTGTTTCTTTCCATTTGAGAAAATCCTCTACTTCTTAGTCTATTTCTCAACGAAGCACTTTTAGGCATGTGATATTGTGATGGAATTTGCTCCATCTTTAAGCTAGATTTTGGCGGTGCCTGTTGAACTTGATTTGAGATCGTTGTTGGCATTACTCCTGCGAACAAAGAGCTTTCTCCAACAGATCCTGCAGTCGCAAATCTAAAAGGTACCGTTATGTAAGGCTTTCCTTTACTGGTATATTTTACCTTAGATGAGTTGAGAAGTCCTGTTTTCATATCATATGAACTAGCTCCCATCTCTAATGCATTGGCTATCCATACTGCAGGATTCAATGACACCACTCCTGTAAATCTACCTCTTTTACTTACTTGAAGAGCGTTTCTATACTGCTCTCTAGTGCTGTTTAAGTTTGTTTTTGCTTGATTGTCCCACTTTCTAGCAAATGCAGCAGTCACTTCGTCGACAACGAACTCAGACATTCCATCAACGTCTTGCTGTGTCATGCTGAACTCTTCTGAAAGAGCTCTAGTGTCTATTTGAAGATCAATCATTTATTAGCACTGTTTGTCTGTATATTTATCTTTGCAATTTTCCTCAAAGCTATTGTCGAGTAAAAAATCTCCATTGAAGCTTTGTTCATCTAACACGTAATGAGCTAGTTTTGCTATTCCTGAGACAGGATAGTTGTTCTTGACATTTTTGCCTGAGATAGACTTTTTACTTGTCATTACATCTCTATTTGTATCTAGTATGTGATACATCGGATTGTGTTCATATCTCAAAGACATTGTAGGATGATCTTGATTGTGCTGACTTTTTAACTCAATCCAATTCCCATCTACAATATCGAAATCCGTTCCTTCTACTGCTCTGAATAAGGGTGTTTGTGATCCTTTAAATAGGAAGCTATAAATTAATTTCTTTATCGGATATATAATCGCTGCTCTAAATACACCGTCACTATGCTCTTTAAAGTGAACTGTTTGTGATGTGGTCACTGTCGCACTTGTCACAGTAATTCTATCCATGTAGGATATTCTTTCTTCGTTTAAACAAGAAATTCTAGTGGTGCCTAATCTTTCCATGCTCCACTCCTTAAACTGTGTGTCTTTGTTCATTGACTGAAGAACCATCCTAGTGGCCTTTCTATTGATAAAGCACCATCCACTACCTCCACAATTCTTGCAGTCTGACAATCCTTGATTGTCAGCAACATTTCTACAAGGACACTTAATTGCTCTATCCAGCAACACGTCATATCCTTTCTGCCAGATAATTGCATCAAAATCGCTCTTAGCTAGATCGACTCTAGCCTTTCCTTGTGTGTTGACTGGAGTGGCTTGAATATAGCTGTTTCCTGATAGATTGTCCATGTTGTAATTTTTTACAGCACTCCGAAAACTATTCCGTCGTACTTCTCTTTTAGATCGACCTTAGCTTGTTTTAGATCCGTCAAGTATCCAGTTATTCTAGCACCGTACCCAGCATTTGTTGCTGATGATGTTGTTGAAATGCTTTGACTGAGTCCATCAATCCCTATTGATTGTGAGGCGATACCTGCACCTAAAATTATGTCTCCTAACTGGTGAAACACGTTAATTGCAGCGAGCTTTCCTACAGCGTCGATGATATCTTCTGGTACATTTTCAAACGATGTACAGTATTTTATTGTCCAATAATTAGGTACCGTTTTTTGACCAAACCATCCTAATTGTGGAGAAATTCCGCTATACACTACACTATTACTTTTTGCAGCACCAGTCGTAGGTATTAGATAAATCGCTCTATGATATCCTCCTTCGTCAGTGGTTCTCTTTGCAGACAGCCATTCTGGTGGAAATTCTATTTGCTGAACGTTGCCTATAAATCCTGTCAATGAATGTGCTTTTATTACAGGAAAGCTAGTTGGTATAAATCCCCAACTCTTATAGTCATTTATGTGATAACTTAGTGACTCTTCAATCACTTGTTTTTTTAACTTTGAATTGATCAGTCCTTCGATAGACTTAGTTGCAGACTGAATGTAAAAGTTAAGAGACTCCTCACTCATTACATTGCCTCCTTGATCAATGATTGGTATGCCAAAGAAATAACGATTCGTCAATTCACTTGGTGAAATTAACGAATCGTTTTTATTTGACCGAACTAGATATTTTAATGTAGCCATTAAATTTGTTCTTAGTGCAATTTCTGGATTACAAATTCGATTAAGGCAGGCTTTCCTTCTTTACCTTTAAATTCTTCTTTTTCAAACTCCTCCTCTTCTATTCCTGCGTCTTTAAGAATTTGACGAATTTCAGACATAGATTTGTGATCTAATGATTGACGTACCTCATCTAACTGATCTTTGCTTTCCTCTTCTACAGATTCTTGGATAGCGTTTTCAACTTTTGGAGTTGAAGCGATGTCTGTTTCTGGTGTGTCTGTTTCTGGTGTGTCTGTTTCTGGTGTGCTCGATCCTTGATCTGACACTAGTGTTAATGATGGAGAGATTTTACATAAGTGATCAGCTACTGACTGCTCTACTTCAGCTACACCTTTCTCGTCAAAGCTAATTTGTCCGAAGGGTGTGCTTCTTGATTTTGCTCTTTCATCAATCTTGTTGGATTTAATAAATGCCATTGTTTACAGTTTTTAAGTTAGATCTAAATATACATAAAATTAAACAATAAAACCCGATCTATTTTAGATCGGGTTTTGAATAGTGTTGATTGGCGATTAAAATTCTCTACCAATATTTATATATCTGACCATTTTACTTGGTGCGTACACGATAGGAGTACCATACAATAGTACCATAAATCTATCGGCTGGACTCAACTTAGCAAGTGGCATTTTCATTAAAGGTGCCAATTGTTTAAATTCAATCACGTCAGTGTCTGCTTGCAATAGTAAACTGTCTTGTGTTCCTGGAAGGTATCTGTTTCTATCTCTTACGATACCTGCAGCTCCACCATCAACTCCGTTAGCAAGAGATCCTCTCTTAACGTCGTTTCCTGTCGCTGGAATTACTATGATAGGAGACATTGGTGTGTTAGCAAATGCTGTTCCTGGATTGACTTTTGATCTAAATATGATGTAAGCGTTTGGTTGATAAGGACCTGCTGTTGCAGCAAATTTGAGATCGACTGAGTCGTCATTGTTTGCAACTGTTACAGTGCCTCCAATTTGAGCGATTGCTGATTCACCATATCTGTTCATTGCAGCTACTCCATAGAAGTAATCTCCTTTCCCATCAGCAAACTTACTTGATCCATCTGAAGTAATTACTGTTGCTGGAGCTGTTCCGTCAGCAGTAGGTGCACTAGGTGCTTTTGGCGATGTTGCGTTTGCACTTGGAAGCTTTGCTGGAGATTTTGCAGCGAAAATATCGTATTCAAACTCTATCTTCCCGTACATAGACTGGAAGTTGCTCATGTGCTGTCCAGAAGTTGTGTTGGTGTTGTTCGCACCACCTCCAAGCATAACACGTTGCTTGTCATAAAATCCTGTAGCGAAATCAGAAAGTACAACTGGAGGAGCCACTAACAAGTCTGCTTGTGCAAATTTGTTCAATAGTGTTTGAGACCCTCTCTCAAGATCGGTTTGTTTTAGTGTCTTGCCACGTAAGTCGATCACTAAATCAGAGTCCATATACTCGTCTAGGTTTGCGTACTGATCGTTGTTCATATGCTGTGCATATAGACCATTCCACTCTTGACCTACGACCTCTGAGTCTCCGTGAAATAAGGCTCTGTCTGCTTTTCTCAAGATCCACATAATTCCGTTTGTAGTCTCTCTCTGAATAACAGATCCGATGTTAGTGTTCACTAACTGCATTTGGTGAGTCACAGACTTCGTTACGCCTAAGTACTTGACGTGCTCAGCCTTACGTATGTAATTAGAGTCTTCTTCTTCGGGCAGTTCGCCTTCGTTGTTGAATCCTCCACGATCGGTACCGTAGCTAGTTAATTGATTATACTCTTCAACTGTGTTGAATGCAGCACTTTTAGGAAAGCGTTTCCAAAAACGAATATCACTTTCTTTGAAGGTGATAAGTTTTAAAGAGCTTTCGAGGCTTTCTGTTTTTAGTGCTCCACCACTTGACTGATCTCCAGTTAAATCACCACCTTGCAGTTGTCCTGCTTCAAGTGCTTTGTTTAACTCACTAAGTTGTTCAGTGCTTAGGTTAGCTTGATTCATTGCTGAATCACCAAAACCAGAACCGTGCTGATAGTCTGCAAGATTTACTGACATGTTTTCCATTGGTAATTTGTTTTATTAAAGTTTTTGCTTCCAATCATTCAGTTAATTTATACAGTCTTTAATATTTTTGATAAAGGTACTCTTATTTGGTTAGTGCGTACCCTAAATCTTTTGCTTTTTGAATTAAGCCCTTACTTACGTGACCTGCTTGTTCAAAAGCCATGATCTCACTAGCAGTTCTCTGATCAGTAATTCCTTCATCTCCTGTAATTGACTTAGTCAATAAATCACAAATTTGTCTTTTGTGTCGAGAGATGCTTAACTGATCTTCTTGTGCTCCTTTTTTTATGTCACCGTCTCCAAAGCTTTTTTCCACATACGATTGTGTGGTTATGCTTTTTCTTCCCTGAGGCTCTTTCTCTAGGTTAGTGATTCTTTTAAAAAGTTCAGCGTTTTGGTCTGTCATCGACTTAGTCAATGTTCCAACTGCTTGAAACTTCTTATCAATTTCTGACTTGAATCCACTAATTTCACCTTTTAGAAGTTCACCAATTCCTTTCAACAATACGTTGTCTGACTGTGTAGGAGTTTCTGTTTCAATTGACTTTTGAATCTCTGGCTCTGGATCTTTCTTTGACGGCGTCTTTACTTCTAGCGCTTTTGACAATTCTTCAATTGTCAATCTTGCCTTTACTAAAGCAGCGTCTCTATGATCTACATCTTCTTCTTCAGTCTCTTCTTCTTCAGTCTCTTCTTCTTCAGTAGCTGAAGATTGAGCGTGTTCTTGTTTAGACTCTTTAACAGAAACCTCTTCTTCTTGGTCAGCAGACTCTTGCGATTGTTGTGCTGCTGGCATTTCAGTTCCTTCTGGCGTTTGTTTCGCCTCAGGTTCTTGGAGCTCTAATATTTCAAGTGCTTTCTGAATAGCCTCTTCAGACACGAACCCTTCTTTTTGTTTATTCTCTTCTGACATAATTAATGATTTTTCAATTTTGTAAGTTAATTCGTACATCTTTTGTGCACCTCTTATAGAAATCGAGGGTAACTTTCTGAAAACTTTATCAAAGAACTTGGCTTTACTAAAAGTTTTTTTCTCAATTTCTTTAACACTCCCATTGAGAGATTCCTTAGACAGTGCAGATCCACTACTACTTCCGGCCATCAATGCCTTTTCTCTTTCCTCCTCTGACATTTCGTCGTATGCAGAAAGTTTGTTAAATCCTTGACCTTTTATGATCGAAGTGACTGTATCTTGGTTCTTTGGGTTAGGAGTTATTGCACATGCTGTTATTTGAGCCTTAGTTACTATCCTGTTGTCTTTTGGATTTCTCTCTATTACCTTACCTTCAATTGATAGTCCTAGAGACATTCCTTGATTTTCAAGAATCTTTTGTAGCTCGTAAATTTGAATAGCTTTTGCGCTCTTCTCAAACAGCTCAAACTCTATTTCAAAATCTCCATTTCGATTCACCTTTGCTGATAAAGGCTTTCCTACTACAGATAAAGGATCACTGTTGGTTTGATGATTCCAATTCATAAATCCGTACTTCAAAAAGTATTCAACTTCGAACCCTTTCGGATCTAAGTACTCTCCGTCACTATCTAATGAGGGAGTGGATGCAATTCCTTTCATCTTCATCACAGACTTGCCGCCACTAGACTTAGCCTTGATTAATTCGATTGAAAGGACTGTGTTAAATTGACTGTTCATCTTAATTTAGTATTGAAGCCTCTGCTACTTGAAGTAACGGCCTGATTCTTTTTGCGTATTCTAACACTCGATATTTTATGTATCTATCCTCTTCAAACGGATCTGTTTTAGGAAATCCGAAATTCAAGTAATACGTTCCTGCAGTGCTTTGTTCTATAAACACTCCGTACATAGCTTTAGTCTTATATCTCGACAATAATTCAATCGTTTCTTCTACGTAAATTTTCTTTTCTTGAGTTACGTCTGAGACGTATTTTTCTCTGTAATCATATATAAATTTGTTGTAGTAGAAAAATCCTTCTGGTATAGGCTCTGATTTCCAGTATTTTTTTAATGAAGGAACCTCTTTGTCTCTTTTTTCATAAAGGACAGTTGCTTTAAGTGGTACACCACTTTTAGGCACACCACCTGAATCGTGAATGTAGTATATTGAAATACTGTTTGCTGACGGAATGTTTCTTTCAATCTCGTCCATCAACTCGTAAATCTTATCTACATTAATTCTACTTTGATTTTGTTCTCTTATCTGCCTGTCTCTAGTTATTGAGTCTTTAATTCTCCGATTTTCTTCTTGTAGCTGTACAATTTCAGTAGCAAGCTCTTGTTTCAGCTTGTTTTTCGATTGTTCAGTTAAGTAGTTAAATCCTCCATTAATTAAAGTATATGCTAATAGACCTAATAAAACAACAATAAATATGTGAGAGGGCTTTAGTGTTTTAACTGTGCCCCAAAATCCAGTAAACATACTTTCAATTTTTCGATTACTATTCATTTTGCGATCACGCATTGCTATGGAGCTTCCACAACTTCTACCGGACCACTTTCAGATCCATTGAGATCTATTACAAATAATGATAGGTTGTTTTCTTGAGCAAGAGCAACTAGAGATTGCCAGTTGTATTCAATGTTTCTCACATTAATTCCTGCCACAATTGCAGCTTCATCGTCTACAATTTCCATTCCAGTAAATCTAGTATCGAATCCTGGAACTTGCAATTCTGCAGTGGTTGCAAAAATATCTACTTTGACTTCTGATTTGATTGAGTTGTCTGCTGATTTTAAGATTATCGTTTTCATCTTTAAGTTTATTAAACTGTTCTTATTGGTTACAAATATACCTATTTCATACACAAGTCACCAACCTAACTGTCCTAAAAGTTTATTTTTTTAACAATGCAATATGTAATTCTTTCACAATCAGCTCTTGCTGTGCTTCAGAGAGTTGATCCTTAACCGATGAGTAGTTGATTGATGCCATTATCAGTTGACGATCTCTTTGCACTAACTTGTTCTTGAGAATTTGATTCTCTTGCTTCAAGATTTTGTTTCTGTTCCACCATTCTTTAATTGCTATTAACACTCTTTTCATATTTGTGTAGTTTTGCTGTTTACGGTTACGTTTACTTTACTGTTTCTATTTACTTTTCTTTCGAACTTACTCATATCTCTTTCAAAGTCCTTGCCATTCCAATACCATTTGCCTGCATTGTAGTCTGCTACTGTAAATCCTCTAGGAGTGTCCATTAAAGTACACCTGCACCATGGATGATGAGGTCCTATTACTGGAAGCCAGTCACCAACCTTTTTTCCAACATTGGTTCCGTTAGCTCTAAGCTCACTAACTTTGAATAGTTTAGGTTCGCTACCTGCTCCTCCTTTTAAAAATGCTCTTATGCAGTGAGGACATGCTCCTGGGTACACGTCTTTATATACGATCGCATGGTCTCCTCCCTCCTTAACGTATCCCATAGCGCGTCCCTCATCGAATGCTGTATGTAATGTGAAGTCTGCTATTCTTCCTAAATCCTTATCCCACTTTTCGGTTTTTCGTCCTATTGTCGATACAATATCTGCAACGCCTTTTCTGTTTTCAACAGCTCTTCTTGCAGCATCTGTTACTGTCTTGGAATGTTTGACTGTATGATTCTTTCTGTCTGCATGAACTAGCGTGTCTGTAATGTCATCCTTGACCTTCCCTGACAGTTTTGATACATCTCTATATGTTTGATACTGTAAATTGTTTAATGCAGAAAGTTCTAGCGGATTTAAGCTAAACATTTTTCCACTACTCAGGTACGACTTAAATTGTTGATAGCTCATAGACCTGACTGTAGGATCTTGAAGTGTTGTGCTTAAAATTCCAAACTTGAATGCCTGAGTGACGTTAGATCTGTCAATAGGAATTCCTGTCAAGTCGATACCACTTGAACGTAACACTTCTTTGTCTTGATCTGATAAAATGTCTGGACTTACGTGATGTGCTACAAACGTTAAAGTGTATCTGTCAACGATTTGTAATATTTCTACGATCTGTTGAGGCGTAAATATCATTATTTACCTATCATTTTCAATATTTCTAAGTTCAACGGAAGCATTGTTTCTGGTATCTTAGACACCTCAATCCACTTCATTTCGTCAAACTCTTCGTTCTTAACCATTTCTGGCATATCTGTATCGCATTTCAATACAAAAAATCCTACTGTAGGTTTTGACGGATGTACGATCATTGATATCGCTAATGGCGTAACTGAGACACCTCCTTCTTCATAAACCTCTCTTATTGCTGCTTGTAAAGGACTTTCTCCTTCGTCGACTCCTCCTCCTAAAAAGCACCACTTTCCATTTCTATCATCGTCGTCATTTGATAGGCCTATTAGGATCTTGTTAGATTTGTCAAATACCACTCCAACGGCAGAATTTATCTCTGCCTTAAATCCTTTAAAGATGTTGCTCTGTATAATTTGCTGTTTCAGCATTATTCGAAGTTTTTTTCATACAACTCCATTCCTTCTTCACCTAACATGTCTGCAATTCTGTCGTTCATTTCATCTTCAAACGATGACCAATCTACGTCTTCAGCGCTGTTTCCTTCACTCGTAAACTCTTCAAGCATCGACTGTCCTATTGACTGTCTCAGCTCATCGTACCTTTTAGCTGCTTCAGCAGGAGTGCTCACTTTGTTGCTCTCTAACTGTTTTTTGTTGCTCTCTAACTGTTTTTTGTTGCTCTCTAACTGTTTTTTGTTGCTCTCTAACTGTTTTTTGTGCTCTCTAGCACCGTCCATCCACTTGTAGATATTACCAATTTTTTCTTGAGCGCTTTCTTTATCGTATCCTAACTGCTCTAATACAACTTCGTCTTCGAGCGCATCTGTCAACGTATTATATATCTTTCTCATTCGACGAACCGACTCTCTGAAGCTGTTCATATCGTCTGAATACTTGAATGACTGCTCACTGCCTTTATTGTCGTCGTCAAACACTTTTGCTGCAGGATCTTCTCCTTCACTCATTCCAGATTCAACAATCTTGTTTACTACATCTTGAGGAATCTTTGATTGTGCTTCTGGTGACAATTCTTGGTAAATTTCATAAGCTCTTTCTGGACTCTCATCCATCACTTTTTTCATATAAGACATCTGAGCGATTTCGTGATTGCTCACTTCTCCAGGCTCTCCTGATTGTACAGGTTTTTTTATCTTCTTCTGATCGTCTTTAGCAGACTTGTCGCCTTTACCGTCATCACTTTTGCCTTTCTTATCTCCTGTTACTGGAATCCACTTGCCTCCAGTCTTCTTATACTTTTTGCCATTCCACTCTCTTTCTTCTCCCTCATTCGCAGCCTTTCCTTTTTCAATAGTGTCAGGATCTTCGTATCCAAATGACTTGAGTATTTGAGATTTTCTTTGAAGGTTTTGCTTTATAACATTAAATTCTTCCATCGATTTATTTTTTTATAAAAGTACAATTATTTTATCATTTGATACATTTTCTTTTCGACGTCTTTCAGTGCAAGGCTTAAAACGCTAGAAAACTGCTTCTTAAACTCTTTCTCATAGCCATTGATTGCTTTGTATCTAGGCTTGTCTTTGTATCGCTTAGCCACCGTTAAAACTCTTTAATTAGTCCTACTCCTAAAGTTGCGTCAGTTCCTGCTTTAAGAAATATGTTAGTTTTCTTAACACGCACTCCTCCATACAAATCTACTGCTGGGGACTGATCTGTCCAATTGTAATCCAACGATCCTCCCAACAGCCATCCGAAATTATCTGGATTGACGTTTTCTAATGGCAACGATTCTACTTGCAGCGAGCTTATTTTTAAGAAAGAGGGTCCTTTAAGATCTGCCTCAAATAGTCCTGGCATCTTTTCGCTAATCACTAAGTCTATGTTTATATCTGAAAGAGACCATTCACCGATTCTTTTATTACTGGAAACGTATCTACTGGTGTACTGTACAAACGGATCTTGTTTTGACGGATAATAGTCTACAAAAGAGTTGTCGCTTTCAACATAGACTGTATCGGTTTTCGACTTGAATGATTGAGTTATTTCAATTAGCGAAACTATGTCCTTATTCTGTTCTTCTATCACCTCAAACAATTCCTCATTCCTATTTTTCAGTGTTTGATTTAACTCTTTAATTGACTTGGTATCGTCGACTATCTTTTTGTACTGTCCTTTAGACACTTCAATTAAGGTGTCGCGTTCTATCACGTACCTTTTGTAATCTTTGATTACGTCATCAGCCTGACTAGCTCTCCACCACTGATATCCAGAGAAGATTGCCAGCATTGCAATTATAAAAATTAGTATGTAATCTTTGATTGATTTCATTGCGCTATTCCATTAACATTTTAAATGCATCTGCCATCATAGGATTGTTTTGATGTCCTGATAACTGTTCTGACGTAAACATTGATTTGATCACTTCATCATCGGTCTCTAAATTGTCCCACAATGAGTCTTCTTCAAATTCTTCTTCAACAGCTTGACCGTTTTCTTCTTGCTCTCCCTTCATTTCTCTTGACTGAATCATTTGAATGTATTGTGGGTTTAGTGTAAAGTCTCCCTCTTCAAGCTCTTCTGGAAGGTTGTGTTTTCTTCGAGCTTCTTTGAATCCCATAAAGCTGCCTACTTTTTTGATATCCAACTCCACTTCAGCTTCTTCAGTATCAACCTCTAATCCAACGAACTTAAATTCAAAATCTTCATCGATTGCATTGACGATCCATTTGTTGATCCAGAATTCAATCGATTTGAGCAATGGCTTCAATCCTTTGTCTCTAGAGTATTTAATCTTAGCCTCTCCGTTACCTTCAAACATTGCTCCGCCTCCAGATGCATTCCCTAAATTAAATCCTACCTCTTCTGGAGCAATTTTGAATATCGCACATGCAATTTTAATCAAATATTCTTGCCATTGAGCAAATTGCATGTCTGTGTTGCTTTTTTGCAAGTCGATATAGTCCATTTTTTCTGCTTCAATGATTGGCATTTTCCATGCATTCTGTACTCCAGCAACCATTGATATCCATTGTTGACGAAATTCTGCAAGTCTGTTACGGTTCATTCCTTTAGACACTTTAATCATTCCTTTAGGACTTGATCCTTGCGAAAAGAATTTACCATTATAAGAATCTGCGTACAACATCCATGTGATTATGCTTACTAGCTCCTCGACTTCACTTTTCCCGTAGCCATTAGCATATATGTCAGTCGTAGTGTTTCGTATTCCGAAGCACAGTTCCCACGGATAGTATTCGTTTTTGATTATCCCATCAATTACTTGAACGTATGAAGGGTAATATCCTCTAATCTTTTCTCTTTTAGTAGAAGATCCTTCACTATACTTGTCGTCGTCATAGCTATCAGCTATTCTAAAGGTAGCTCCATCGACTGCTAAGTATTCTGTTGGAATTCCCTTTCTGTTTCTTACAACTTCAAAGCATCCCTGATCGATTGTCAACGAATCTGCGGTAACTTTCTTCAAAAAGCTATCAAAACTGTCTCCGTGCCATGCGTTAGATTTTTCTCCACCACTAATTATGAATTGAGTGATCTTTTTTATTGTTTGCTTGTCTGAATTAGAAACTTTGGGCTCTTCTTCAGTATAAAACTCTTTCTTTTTCCTTACAACAAATCCCGTTTCGTACTTATTTTTTTGAGGAGATGAGAACGCAGATACTTGAGTCTGTCTTGTACTTATAATTGCTTTAATTACTGGCGTTATTGCCATTTTTCTAAGCATTCCGTAAGACATTGAGACTGCCTTACTTTTATACCCTACAGAATCGGTCCATGCGTTAGGGTCTACTAAGTCAGATTTCGTACCACTCCCCTCTCGTTGCTGAACGTCCTCCCAATGACTGTTTGCTTTGAGCAATATGTCTGGATCTGACGATTGGAATGCTCTTTCAAGCACCCTACCTTCATCTATTGCCATTTGATGGCGTGACTTTTTTATTGCATCTAGCTGATCGCCTAGTTGGTTCTCGTTAATAGATTCTTTTTTAGAATCATCTGAGTCCCCTAGCGTTGACGTAGAGACGTAATTAAACTCCATTTAGCTTCGTTTATTGTTGGTTCTCTTCTTCAATTTTTCTAACATATCGAGTAGAAAGTTCATCGATTCCGTTTGCTTTGATCAATACAGGATTTAAGGTCTTAACTTCAGTCACGGCATCTTCGAAAGACATGTCTTCTGTATCTACTGCATCGTGTACAAATTGTGCAATGTCAGATTTTGCAAATACTTCATATCCTGATCCGTACTTTTCAGTAAATTCCTGCTCAGTCATTGATTGATCTATTGACTTCTTCAATAGACTGTGAATGTTGTTTTCTTTTGCTTGTGCATGTTCTCTTATCTTGTGCTCCATAATTAAAATCCTAAATGAGTTGCTTGTGTTATTGTTAAGTCGTAGTTGCGACTATCTTTAAGTCCGTCAATCATTATATCAATTACATAGGCATCAATTTTTGCATTAATGTAGCTGTATACCTTTTCGTTGTACATGTGACAGCACTCTCTTTGAGCCTTTTCTTCAGAAGACATTTGTTTTGGCTGATCCATTGATCCTTCTGACACATTCATCTCTTCGTGTTTGAATGAAAACATTTTAGGGATGACATCGAACTTGCTTTTCATTTTTTGAAACTCGTATGTAGAAGGTTCTTCTGTTGGCACAGTTGAGCACTTGGCTAATAGATCTTTCATTTCATTCGCTAAATCGTTGCAACGATTTATTGAACCTCGCTTAACGTCTTCTAGCTTGACTTTGATTTCTTTCCCTGTCTTAGATATTGGAATTGCATTACTGTTATATCTAAATTCGTCTGAAAAGGATCCTTTAGAAATACTATCTCCAATGTTGTTTCTAATTAAGTTCTGTCTATCCTTTATGTGTTGTGAAATGTCTTCCATGAGATTGTTGTGTATAATTTTTCTAAAGCTCACCAATTAATCGTTAACTAAAAACCGTTTTGTGAGTTTTGATTCGCCTTACCTGTCTCTACTTGCTTGTCTGTCATGTTGTACACTAGCCTTATCGAATCTCGATTGAACGTTATTTGCCTCAACCTCTGACTCCTCTTGACCATCATTCCTGTAAATACTGTTTTGATCTTCCACAAATCTTTACCGTACCTATCATCGAGATAATTTTGCAAGGCTCTTTTCATACTACTTGGTGCTCTAGATTGATTCTCTATATACATGTCGTGGAGTGTGTATTCTTTATGCGACACAAAGTACTGGACAATTACGTTGTGCTCTTGATCCACTATGTTATAAATCACTCCTTCAGTAGTCTGCTCACTCTTATACCGATCAAAGGCGATTGCGTGTAATTTAGTCATGTTTTTGTGCTATTAGCTGTTTAACTTTCTTAGTAAACTTCTTTTTAGCGTTCTTAAAATTCAACGCTTGAACATACAGACAGTTCTCTTCTGCTATCAGTTTGTTTCGCTTTTTTTGTCCAACATATTCTACGGTCCGTTGTTCAAATTTTGCTTTGGAGATCTTTCCTGTAGTAACATCCATTTGAAACAGTGTTAGTCCTCTAATTTTTTTGAATGACCCTAGTAGGTTGTGCTGTTTCTTAATTTCTGCCTGCTTGATCTGTTTGTGACTGTCAGGGTTGTGTTTTTCTAGCTCTCTCATAGTTCTGATCTTAATGTATTTAATGCCTGTAAAATTAATCTTCTTTCGTCAATTTCTTTTTGAACTTTATCGATTTGTTGGTCTATCTGTATTCTAAAATCTTGGCTAGGCGATAGGTGCCTACTTGCTCTGGACGACTTATTGTACTGTCGATTCTGGATTTTATTGACTTTACTAACTCCTTTGATTATTAACTCAACCATCTTTATGTTCGGTCTGTGACTACATCTCCAAGTGTAAACGTATTTAGTTTTAGGAGATCCTTTTCTTTCAAGATATTTATTGTTCACCAGATACTTAGCTAAGCGCACATAATTTTTACAGTCGTGATCTTTGAATATCTGTGACAATCCTTTTTCTGAAGGTATGTCTTGTGGTAATTGCTCTATCTTCTGCAATGCCTTTAGTACTCGATACTTATTGTCCATATCATTAGATTTAATATTTACTAAAGATAACTAAACAATATGTTTAATGCAACAAAAAGTCCTACAAACGTTAATCTGTAGGACTTTTAATTGTTGTCGTGATTTTACTATTTGTTAACCTTCTTACTTTTTTCAAACTGTAATTTGGCTGTGTTCCTAAGTTCAGCGATTTGCTCTGGCATCTGAATTGTGTCTCCTACTTTCTTTCCTTGAGATTTTAGTTGTCCTTGGACATCCATCTCAAAGTCGATTTCTTCAAGAACGACATCAACAGTCTCTTGCTGATGTTCGTCTCCTTCTTGACGATTGAGGATGTCGTTTTTAGCTACCTCCAGTAATCCAACTAAATACGTTACATTCACCGCTCCTTTAGTCTTTGCTGAAATCGTTACCTGACCGTCTTCAGTCTCTGTTACGATAATTCTTCCTGACTCGTGCGCATTCAATTCCACTTCTGAGAGATTCTTGATCTCTACTTCTACTTTTTTACTGTCTTCTTTACTCATTTGATTTTAATTTTGGTTTTGTCGATTATACATTTACACTACATTGCCTACCGACGAATGGCTATGTAGTGTTTATATTAGTGACTTTCGCCTTCATTACGACTCTTATGTAGCAATATACTCATAAAATTAAATAAAAATGTAAATAAGTGGAATAATGACCGCAAAACCAATGCCTGTGGCGAAAGCATCTGCTTTGCTCTCTACGATTTTATTTCTTGAGAAAATTTGTAATTTGTAGAGTATCTCCAGTTTCTTGTAATAAACCGCCGAAGTGTGGTCCTGGATAATTTCAAAAGCCAAGCCAAACACAGTTCCAAAAACTAATTGAATAACCATCTCTTCCCACCATCTCGTAGAATCATAAAATCCTAACAAACTAAATGCTACAAATAGAAGAAATCCAAAACCTTCCCCTACAATAATGTGTAAGTGCCATCTCTCTTTAATAATCTTGTCAAAAAACTTCATAATTTATATTTATTTATTGTAATAAATGTTTTACAATTCAGTTAAATACAATTCCCCCTAAATATACTCCTGTAGAAATCGCTATACCACTCACAAAAATATCCCACTTATTAATTTTTCCCTGTTTCCATTCCCAAATCAAACCTATAATAAAAGCTGGTGCGAGAAACCACATAGCCTTGTCTAAAGCCTCTAAATTCCTAAAACCTAGCCAAACCCATGAAAGTGACAAAGAGGCTAGGAATCCGCCCGCTATGCCTACAATAGCGTGAAGGTGGTGGCGTGTTCTTTTTAGGTAATCTTTAAATTTTTTCATATTTCTGTTTTTTTTGGGACTTGACTAACTTCATCCATATTACTTTCAAAATCTTTATGCTTCAAAATATAAAACTGTCCTTCTATTTCTTGAATTGAAGCGTAAGAGGTTGTAAAGGGGTCTTGCTTCATGCTTTCTGTGCCATTATAAACCTCTAAGTTATAATCTTCACATTGCGATTTAGTTCCTTTATAATACATAATTAAGAAATATTAAATTGATTGGTTAAATAAGTATTAATTGCAGCAGCCTGTGATTCTGTAGGAAGTTTGTTAAAATCCCAATTCTTTTGAAATTTTGCTTTTGCATAAAATGAGTCATTTCTATTAACTCCTAATCTTTTACCTACAGCATTAGCTACTTCAGTTTTTTGTCCGATTTGAGAACCATTAATAAAACCTGTTGACAAATTATTTGTGTCAACTGTACCACTAGCTATTATTTGTACGTTTTGATAAGGAGTGTATGGTATTCTATTTCCGAAAATTCCTATATCATCTCTTGATTTTGCAAATTCTTTTCCACTCTCATTTAGGCTGAATTTGTCTATTATAGAACCGTATTTTTCTGAACTATCAAAATCCTGTGCATAAACAGCAACAGAAAACATTTCTTCACCTGCAAGGAAACTAACGGTATTTGTATTTGTAAGCCTGTCGTTTACTCCATCAAAATCTAATGAAGTAACACCGTTTAGAACACCTTTTTTTGGTTGTTCTGAACCTGTAGCATTTGCTGTATCTGCATCACTACCACTGTAATCAAATATCTTAGATGCAAAAATATCAGAACCATCTACTCTTTGTATAATACCAGCACGAGGGTCTACTGCATATTTTAAATTTGCAAATAATCCTATTGATTTCAGAAATTTAATGTCTGCATCAATTATATTAGCATCTTCAATAGTACCACCAGCGTTTTGAATACGTGTTATTTGTGCCTGTGCTTGTGGGTCAATATTATAAATCGCATCACTTAATTCAGCTTCATTTCCAGCCTCATCAACAGAAGATATTTTAAAAACATCTTCAGTTCCTACGTTAACATTATCAATAGTTACAATTCCATTTGCAACGCTTACTTTACTATCATTAATAGCACTACCTAAAGTAGCTATTGGTGAAGCATAGTTATCAGCAGAACCATATATTTTATATGTTAGTTCATTATCAAGAGTAACTAAGTCACCTCCGTTTAAATTTGCTATTATTTTTAATACCATATTATTTATTTTTAAGTTAATTCTACAGATTCAATAGTCATCTTATTAGGAGGTGTTGTGTCATTAGTAAGCTCAACACTTTCAATAGTCATTTTGTTAGGGGGAGTTCTATCTCCACCAACACCTCTAAACCTGTGCTTATGTAGTCCTAAACCCATTCCTAATTTCATAATAATTTATTTTGTAGGATAGCAAGCCAAGATGCCAACGACCTTTGTGATTTCATAAAAAGGACCAGGTATTACATCGCCTTTGTCTAAGTTCCAAGTAAACACATCGTCATAATCTCTCCTTAGCTTACAAGCAAAAGAGCTGTTGTCTTCTTCAGATTTAATGAAGGCAAAATTAACTTTAGAATCATCTACTTTATCAGCACTAACATCATCAGTTATAAGTTTGACTATTCCGTATTGTCCTGTTGTCGCTTGATGAAAAACGTCTGGACTTGCTATTGCATTTGGTTTCATAATTTTTTATTTATTTATTTACTTGTTATTATTATTTATTTTAAGGGCAAGTGGTATCGCTGTAATTGGTATGAGCATCTTTGCTTGTAAAATTTTCATTTGCATAAGCTACGTCATCAACTAACACACATTCTAGATCTGGGTTGTTTGTTATGTTAAAAGTTAATATGTTTGTGTTGTTTCCATTTTTAAAATTTAAAGATGTTAACGTATTTCCTATACATTTAAAAAAACTTAAAGCTGTATTTTGACTTAAATCTAAAACTGAAATATTGCCGAGACTATTTACTAAAAAACTTAAAGCTGTATTTTGACTTAAATCTAAAACTGAAAAAGGGTTATCACCACAATCTAAAGCTGTCAAATTTGTATTTTGTGTAACATCCAATACTGAAATGTTATTACTAAAACAACTTAAACCTGTCAAATTTATATTTTGTGTAACATCCAATACTGAAATGTTGTTACGAGCAATTAATAAATCTGTCAAATTTATATGTTGTGTAACGTCTAATATTGAAATATCATTACTTTCAAATCTTAAACCTGTTAAATTTGTATTTTTTGTAATATCTAAAACTGTAACATTGTTAGTATCAATATTTAAAGATAATAAAGAAGGTAAAAAATTTACATTAATAGCATTAAGAAGTAAAACTCTCAAATCTAATTCATCAATATCGTAACCTAATTCTCTATCTAAAATAAATAAAGAAGTATCTCCATTACCTATACTAAGATCAACTTCAAAACCTAAATCTGCAGCACTACCAGAATATAAAACGTTTCCATTTGTATTATCTACATATTGATAATCAACATTATGATTAAAAAGAGCTGAATTTATTTTCCAAGATGAACTCGTGCTAGTTGTAATCAACAATAGATTTCTTGTTGACCTCCTAACTCGACTAGATGCTAGTATTCCTGTCATTATGCTGGTTTTAGTCTGCCGATTATGGCCACTTCATTAATATCTACTACCTTGAGTTGAATCCAGCTATATCTAGAAGCTATGATAGGAAGTTCATCTTCTGGAAATCTTAAGGTTACACCAGTTTCTCCAGTAATGGTAACTTCTCCTTCTCCCCACGGACTAAGCAAAAAAAGAGTGCCTACAGGTATATCTAGCTTTACCACTGCACTCACCGCAGTAGAGGCTGTGAACATAGGGGCTACCGACTTGTTATTTTCTTCAAATAAATAACTAGTTACCGCTGTTTTAGTTTCTAGATACTGGTTAACATCTGGGTTTGGTTCGCGAAATATATCTCCATTATCATCATAGAGTAAATAATCCCCGATTTTCCAATCTATGCTAAAACGGGTAAAGTTATTGGTACATCTATATGCATTCCTAGCCTTGGATGCATTTCCATCTGTAAGCGAAGGCACATTGGTTGTGGGATTCCACTTAGATATATAAGCTATAGCATCTTGGCCACTAATGAACTCGTAATAATCTTCTAGCTTTAATGCTTCATTACCATCTGCAAGCCATACTTGGTAAGAGGTTAGACCGTCATCTCCTTTTACACCTTGAATACCTTGTGGACCAGTAGGTCCATCGTTACCTATAGGTCCTTGTGGTCCAGTTGCTCCAGTTGCTCCGTCAGCACCTTGTGGGCCTGGATCTCCTTGAGCTCCATCAGCACCCGGATCTCCCACTTGTCCTTGCGGACCAGTGGCACCGTCGGCACCATCAGCTCCGTCGGCTCCGTCGGCTCCCGGATCTCCTTGTGGCCCAGTTTCACCTTGAGCACCTTGAATATTACCCGCATTTATATAGCTTGTTCCATCCCATACCCAAATATCACCACTTATCAAATAAGCCTCTCCCAAAGTTCCAGTTGAAGGTAATTCTGTTTCGTTATTTAAACTTCCAACAATATTTAATCCAGTACCTTGTTCTCCATCATCACCTTGAATCCCTTGTGGACCAGTTGCACCATCGTTACCATCAGCACCGTCAGCACCTACTAGAGAGTCCAAGTAATCTTGGACAGTGCCTGTATTGCCATTTGCAAGCCATACTTGGTAAGAGCTTAGACCGTCATCTCCTTGATCTCCCTTGTCACCTTTAGACCCGACCAGAGATTCTAAATAGTCTTGCTCAGTTCCTGTGTTACCTAAATTAAGCCAAGCTTGATAGGCTGAAATTCCATCATCTCCTTGTAAAGGAGTTGGCTTATTCTTTATAAAATCAGGTTCAGAAGTGTTTGCTTGATCCCAATCAGATTGTGGAGTATCTACATTTCCGTTCGGATCTGGAGCAACGTTATTTACACTTTCTACTGATCCGGTTCCTCCACCAATTATCCATTGAGAATCTGACACGTCCCATATATACTTAACGACATCACTACCAGCTCCTTGATCTACTTTTGCGTAGTCTCCTGTCTTAGGTGCAGGGTCCATGGTTGACGTGGCATCTATTAGTGCCTGTTCTGTAGCGTATAGTCCTTTGAAGTATCTATCGTTATTGTAAGTTTGCTTTACATTATAAAACCACTCAAATGTAGTCGTTGATGTTGCAAAGATGAATAGTTCCATTATTTCTGAATCATTCCAATTTTGCCTTGAACATGTTCTGAAATTCTCTGATCCGTTAACGGTAACTGTTTGAGGATTGCCTAAAGTATCTTTTAGAATTCTAATCACTGCACGACCTCCTGCTTGTAGATTGGTTAAATTAAAATTGATTTGATCTGTAGGACTTGTCCAGTTGTACAAGTCCATCATTTGATTCGACATGTTAACTTCGTTGGCTGGACTGCTGATGTTCTTGAACTTAGTCTGAAATGCATTGAGAGCACTCTGTACTGATATACTTATCGGCTTGTTCTCGTCTGAGACGTTGTCTACGTTACCTAATCCTACCTCTTCTTTCGTTACTTGGTGAGGATTTCCTTCAGTAAGTTCACTATGCTCGTATGCAGATTTTCCTCGATCTCCTCTATATGCTGTAGTAGAAGTTTCTCCTAGAAGGTCTTCCCAAACAGCTTCTCCATCACTATTTACTCGAAGAACTCTCCCTGTAAATCCATCACTATCTGATCCTTGAAGAATTAATTTATCGCTATTGATTGTTATTTGTCCGTTTTGAACAGTGATTACAGAATTGTCGTCTTGACTAATCATCACGAGCTTAGTTCCGTCGTCACCCATCTTGTTTCCAGAAGCAAATAGCGCTTGTTGTATAGTCGATGCGTCGATTACTTGTTGGTATGTCGGCAAAGTTCCTGTAGCAAGCACTAATGGCTTGAGATCTGATTGAATCGGTTGGTAGTAGCTTTCTCCTACTAGTCCACTGTTTCCGTAATACACCCATTGTGAAGGAACTCCGTTTTGAACTGCTTTAAAGATTGTAAATCCAAGAGCAAGTGGCTGAACATCTATTGCATCCATGTCTGACAGATTAGCTAGATGTGTGTGTATTTCAGTTGTTCCTATGTTTCCTAAATCAATTCTATCTGCGCTTGAAGAATCAACTCCTGTACTGTTCAATGTTACTTCAGAAAATAGCACTAAGTCGGTTGATGCAATACTTGATCCGTTAATTCCGTAAGATCCTTCAAGCACTCCTCTTAGAGTACCTTTGACTATTACATCTCCATAAATTACAGTGAAGATTATTAGAGTGGACTTGTCTAATTTAAAGTCTGCACCATTACTAATTTCTTCTGCTATTTGTACTAGCTTTGTCTTTGAAGGGTCTATTGTTGGAATAGAATAACTTCCCTCAACTACTGCAAGAGGAGAGATTGCCTTGTCGTCATAAATCGCTTTAACTTTAACTCCTAGCTCTGCGATGCTATTGTATCCATTAATTGCGTGAGAGGTTCTAGCGTTTAATTCGCTTATGATTGCAGCACCTTCAGCAATTGAATATTGAGTGTTGTTGTAATCCCTTATGTTCTGCTGAGTCATAATTATCTTTTGCCTACGATTCGTACTGTCAACTTTCCTACTTGTCCAAATACAATTGATGATGCGTCAATGATTAAGTACTGACCACTAACTTCAATATCGAAAGCTCCGTCAGTTCCGTTAGCACTAAAGTCTACTGACTTCGGTGCTGCTAGATCGAAAAGGGTTCCGCTGATTTCATTTGATTGTTTAATCGCAGCAGTTCCAGAGGTTCCTGAAGCTCCTGTGCCTGATACAGTAACTGAAGCTAGTCTGTATCCTAATAAATCTGCTACAAGAGCCCCTCCTGGATATCCTTCAGCAACTGATAAGTTGATTTGATATTCTGTTAGTAGGCCTATATTTGCACTATGTTCTCCTCTAACGTCTTTTTTGATAGCTTCCATAATAATAATAATTTGATATGGATGTAAATATCCTAAAAAATTACCACCCATCTACTATGATTTGTTATTTGTTATCCTACTAGGGCTCGAACCTAGACTCTTCTGGACCAAAACCAGAAGAGTTACCAATTACACCACAGGACATTTATAAGTTGTGCTTTTTACAGAGACACGCATTACGGCGAAAACTGTTAAAGATAAAGATGGCTACGCACTAACAGAAATACGTAGCAAACCAAGCTGTTAGTCTTGTAGTTTCATTGTAGGGCACCTTACGGTTCTTACAGCCTTTCACATACTACTCAACATCTTTATTTGATAAAAACGACTAGTTGCAGATCCATTCCTCCTGCAATCTTTATGCTTCCTGAGCTTTCTCGCGCGGGCATTGGAGTTAGAATTAGAATTTCGATATCACAGAGCGTCTATTCCGCTTGCAGGTTTCTGACTCAAAAGACCGCTAAGTCAATTGACTTTTCTCGTCATTTTAATTTGTGGAGGCGGGGAGATTCGAACTCCCGTCCCAAGCATTTTATAAATAATGTTTTTAGCACAGCTTGCTACGTGTTTGAATTGTCGTCACAATAGGGTCGAAAGACGAGTCTTCCAACAATCCACCATCTGAGCTAGTTACACTCAGAGTACTTTTATGCTGCTAATTTGTATTCGGCAATTTCGTTACTGTTATTCACGAGATTGTGTACTACGTTCATATTAGCTTCTACTTGTGCAGTCTCTCCTGCTGTCATATCTGTGTTTCCATTTAAAGAAATTCACCACGTTTTTACGTTGACTACAACGGCTGAACATTATTTACTACGTACCAGTCAAAACCAGTCGCCCCCATCAATTGTTAGTGTTGTACTAGGTGATGAGACCTCTCTTCACAACGGTACTGATCCTGTTACTAACAATTGTTTTATTTCAATGAACTTTCCATGTCTCTCTTTTCGGTCGCAAATTAAATCGATGTCTCGAGTTCAATTCCCCTCTCAGTTGCCTTAATGTGGCTTAATACAAATACCACAGGGTAGTAGGACTTTCACCTACACGTTACGTTTACCTTCAAACAAAGAGCTAGTTTATTCTGTTCCTGGATCGAATTTGTCAATTATGTTTTCTAGCTCTTTGCTAGTCAGCGACATGTGATCTGCTGCCTGTTCGTGAGTGTAGTCTAATTGCGTTAGTTTGAGATATGCATTGTAATTTGCATAATCGTTCGATCTAGCTGTTTCCTTCACAATGGCGTCTTCTCCGACTTCATTGCCTATAAATGTATCTTCCATAATTTCTACTTGTTTGTTTCTATAAAGATACACTACACACATCTTTCTAGCAACGCTTTATTCAGAGAATCCAATATAATTTTCAAAATGAACTCTTTGCGTAGTGTTTTCCAAATTCAATCTACCCCTCCAGTCTGCTCCTAAAAGAATTGCCTTTCCTGCCTTACTGTCAGGTCCTATACATGACAGTAAGTTCATTGGAAATCTAGTTTGCGCATCGTTTCTTTGATAAAATTCATTATACGCTTGCTTAGCTTTGTCAGCATCTTGTTGAGTTACGACATATCCACCTCTCGATCTTCCAATATTTGTTTGATAAGCCCTTACGAACCTTTCTGCTGTGTCTCTTGGAGCATCGAATCCATACCTTCCCCACGCATATCCTCCCACATCAATGTTTGCATGACAAGTTACGCTTTTAAGTCCAATTCTTTTGTACTGCTTATACAATGCCTTAAATAACTTTTTACCAACGCCCTTTCCTTGGTCAGTTGAAGCTAATGTAAAATATGAATGATCAACGCTCATCTTGTCTGCATCGAACCTTCTTGTCATAGTCAATCCGGGTCCGCCTACTCTTAGTGCAAAATTTCCTGAAGCAGCTACACTAACAGTGAAACCTATTGCGTTAGTACTCACTGTAGGATCCGCTTCTCTTATCACAGATCTAGTTTCTTGTATATATGTTTCGAAATCAAAGTTGCCAAACTTTTCATTGAACTGTTTAAATTGAGTTCGATCAGCTTCTTGTCTTAATTGCTCCATCTCTTCATCGGTTCGTTGATAGAATTTATTTCTAACTTTAGTAACGTTTCCCCAACTTCTACCTCTGGAATTTGGCACTCCAAACCTATCAATACGAGTTCTAATTTGATACTCTTCTTGACCAACCACTCTACTTCTGTCTTCTCTCGAGATCATCGCAGATCCTGGTCCAGAAATTGACATTCCCATCTCTCTCAATCTAGCAACTCTTTCTGAATTTAGTCCTTGAATTGCTGGAGTTTCTTGAACTAAAGAAAATCTTCCGAGCTTTCTTCTCTTAACTTTATCACCAACTTGGATATCGATAAAGTCTCCTCTTGGATGGATGTACTTTATCTCTCCCTCAACATCGTCAACGTCTCCTCTTTGCTTGACCATCACTTTGTCACCAACACTAATTTGATCTATCGATTCGACTATCTCACTTGCTACTGATTGTTCAACTACAGGCTCAGGTGTAGGCTCTACATAACGAGAGATTGACATATCTTTGTTCCATTCTGATGATTCTGATTTAGGGATCACCACCTCATCTCCAACAGAGTACTTATAATTTCGACTATTGTTTGTTTGGAATTCTTCAGTGAACTCTACAGTAATTTTGTTACTCTCAATTTTCTTGACCCTCACTTTGTCTGTGGAATATTTTGTTCCACTATTCCATCCCTTGAAATTGACATTAACCCTATCTCCTACTGCCAAAGACTGCTCCAATTCATTCTGCTCTAAGAATCTTGCTGACTTTTGAGGATCTCCTGGATCCTCCTTCTTGATGTAGACGGTCTTCATGTATGCAGTTCCTTGCTTATTGACCATTCTTCGTCTAACAGGAATCAAGTTACCAATGTTTCTTCCAGCTTTGATTAACTGATCTAAGTCTATTCCTTCACTATCTAGCGCCTTTCTCACTTGATCTTCTTCGTAGAACTTTGGCCAATTGCCTAAATTCTTCAATCTATCTGCTATGTGGTGTACATTTATCAACTGATCACTATCTAGCGTAACGAATACGCTTTTATTTAATGTGTCGTCTAATGAAAAATTGCTCATTTTATTTTTTTTTGGTAAACTTCTAACTTTTATTCCATTAATGAAATAAGTACATTAATTAATCCTCTAATCAATAGGGCGACTCCAATCATTGAAATCCACCAAACTGTGTATGATATCAACCAGTCGTTTCCTTGAATATATGCTATGATGATCGGTTCCATTGATGCAACGAATCAACACAACAACAATCCGATCGCTAGGGCTATAAATACAATATTGCTTAAATTGTCTCTCATAACGACTTGATTGTTGGATCTTGATTAGGTTCTATGCCTAGAGATATTCCTATCAGCTCAAATTTCAATATATCTCCCTCCTCACTCATTTCGACAATCTTGCCACCTATTGAAGGATACATTCCTTTTATGTAGTCAATTTTATTCTTGTCCGTTTCTACACATTTATGGTAGATTTTCATATCAGCTACAATTTCTCCTTGATCGTTCCTGTGTGCCGTAGCTACTCCGATAACTTCCCTAGGATTTTCCCATCCAAGAGTTATAGGCACTTCTACGTCTGAATTTAACAGTCCTACAGTTCTTCTTTCAACAACAACAGATCTTTTTGTCACCATTTCTTCTGAATGTTCTGTCGGATCTCCTTTAATCTCTTCGTCAAAAACTATTAGTGGAAATTTAATCTTAATTAAAATCGATACTCCTACCAATATTAAGAGCCCTATAATCATTCCTATGACAGGCTGTCCAAATATTGAGTTAACTACTTCTACTGCAGCTTCCATCGTTTGTGTGTTTTAGATTGATGATAAATAGATTAAGGCATATCCAAACATTGCTAATATTGTTGCTTGTAATACCTCCACTACGCCTTGATTGTTGTTTAAATAATTGATAATTGATTTCATTTGTGTTTGTTTTTATAAAGATACTCTGCACAATAAAGATATGCAACAGCTATTTCTTCTCGCAACTACCTTTTCTCTTGATTAATCCAATGTAGTTGCCAATTACACTTCCAATCAAAGAACATCCTAATACTGGCAAATACTTCCAGTCAAAATCTACCAGCACCTTATATGCACCGTTTGCACCTATTGAGATTCCGATTAGCCATAGTAGATGAATTACTATACCACTCTTCAACGTGTTACTGATCTCTAACCTTGCTGTAGCGTGAACATTGTACGTTCTTGCCCACAAAAATGCTATTTGCGATCCTAATGCTATTAGTGATTGATATACAATTTCGTTCATTGCTGTCGTGTTAATCGAGACTTCAGTGCCTCTGCTGTTGCTATTAAAGAAGACCCTCTTTCCTCACACGAGTCGATGAAGCTGATAATTTCACTACTATCACTTGACTTCCAATATCCGCTTTGGTTTGCAATTAAATTACAAATTAGGTTTCTGTTACGAATGTAGTGTATCATTTTCCTCAACCTAGCTCCATGAACCTTGTATTGCTTATTGTGTGCATTGAGAATGTTGTGCTTTTTGCAGAAATCATTCAGTCCTCCAATCATTTCAGATGCAGTCACCTTTTCTCCAATACGTTTTCTCTCCCATGCTTTGATGATTGCTGGAATCAATGTATACCTTTCAATATCTGTCAGCTTATATGTGTACTGTTCGAATCCCTTAGACATACGTTGCCACTTTTGCGTTTACCTTAAACCGTTTCGTTGAAATTGTCTTATTGGTAAGATGATTAATTCCCACTATGAGGTCTGTCAAATGTAAGTTAATTACGCTATCATAGTCGTCTTTTCTATATCCTCCAAACAGCGATAGTGTTAAAGGAATCTTTCTACCTAGTCTTTTTTCTAGATCATTGAGCCATTGATAGAATCTTGTACTTGCCTCAATCCATTGTTTTGTGCTAAGTTGATGTCCTAGATCGTCGTCTTGATGACTATCTGCTCCATGACACCACACAACATAATCCACCTCTCCTTTGATGATTTTGTCCTCCAACCAGAATAAGTTTCTTTGTAAGTCACACAAATAAGTTTCTCCACACCCTTTTGGATTGATGTTCATAGGAATCACCTCATCTAAGTCGATTCCGTATCTATCTTCAACGTACCAACGACTATCTTCTATACTGTTTCCATGATGTCCGTCTAAATCTAAGTAAGCTCCTTTAAGTTTGTGTTTGCGATATAGCTTTAAACTAGCTATCACCTGACCACTAAATGTACAGAATCCAGAACCTCCTTCAGGTCTTGCATGATGAAATCCGCTTGTAGGACTAACGTGTATGTCGTTTGGTTGATGAACGCTTGCATTAATCGCTGTATATAAGCTACTATTGGTGTATCTCACTGATCGTGCAAGCTCTTTGCTCCAAGGAATTCCGTTACTAGTGCAATTATTGACTCCATCGAAGAAGTTCTCAACGTACTTAGGAGTGTGTGCATTGAAGAAATCTCTTCTTCTAAATGGCTTGATTTGCGTATTCCACCGTACTAGATTAGGATACTTTGTTAAATGAGTCTTAATTGCTTCTATGTATAGTGCAGGTTTAAGAGGAGACATTGAATAGCTCTCCTCTTTGATCTGCTCAGTACATACCTGTTTTTCTGTGTAGTGTATTGTTACTGACTCTCTCATTATAACTGATTGTTTGCTGTTAGGATTAGATCTCTAATCGCAGCAGCCTCTTCAAACTCCTCTGTCGCAATCGCTTGTTCAAGCTTTTTCTGCAATTGTTGAATTTTTTCTTGAAGATTCGTCGTAGAGTTCTGGCTATAACTGTTATAGTTTGTGTATTGACCAACATAATCGTTGATCAATTGATCTTGCAAAGCAATGCTGTATGGAAGATCGGTTATTTCAGTCAACATATACGTTAAAGGAACAGTGCTCGGTTCCTCTTTGGTACTTAGCCTCTTGAGTTCTTGATCGATTTGTGATAGTTCACTGTCTGTATGGAAGATCGAAACTACTGCTCCTGGAACTTTCATTACATAGCCCTTATCTGCCATGTGATTTGCTAAGATTTCTGATACTGAAGGATTTGGCATTACTCCAAATCTAAATAAGATCATTGTTTTCATTTTACGGTCTTTTATGGTTACTGTCTTATGACACAGCAAAGATACCTTATCTATATCTTTTAAGCAACCTTTCTGAATTATTTTACTAACATTGCAGCAACTTTTTTACACTTATCCAGTGTTATCTGCTTGTAGAGTATTGTTTTTCTATTTCCGATAGTTTCGGACATTTCAAACAAGTCCTGCTGGTTCTGCACTCTCTTTGCATTAAATGCTCTAATTATTGAAGGACCTTTTGCAGTAATTAAATAGTCGGTTCCTATTGTAGTTGTTTTTAGAGTCGAATTCATCTTTTAAAAACTTTTGTTAGCCACGCTGCAAAGGTATATATCACTGCAACTGCTACGATTACTCCAAATACTATCATTGCTACGACCTCTCGGCCAGTTAGAACTATCAATGGTTCTTTGACTGAACTACATCCGCAAATTATCATTAGTCCTAATAATAAAATCATCGCTGTCGCTACTCTATTTACTGTCTTCATTGTCTTGTGTGTTACTTGTTCCTACTTTGAATAATTGATTAAGTGTTGCTTCAGGATCACAGCATTGATATTTGTGACGATGAAGTTTTGCTTTAGTTTTTGGTAGTTGCATTCCAATCATCACTCCGTTAAGGAATGCTCTATTACCATTTCGACTGATTAGTTGATTGTACAATTTAATCGCCAACTCGACGTCTTGATCATTAATTGAATCAACGCATTGGTTAAATCTTAAATTGTCTTCTGCAATTTGCTTTCTATACTGTTTACGTTTTCTTCGAACTCGAAACGTGTCTGTTGCTATTATTATCGAAATCATTATCGAAATCACTAGTAGCCATGATATTAAATGTGACATAACTCTATTGTTAAATTGTTCCGTTTAAGCATGTATTGCAATCCGAAATCCCGTCCTTATCCATTGGATATTTCAGACTTTTCTCGCATGTACATAAAGTTTCCTGAGCTAGATTTATGTCTTCGATAGAGTTATGCTTCCCTCTACTATCCCATATATACCTCCAAATTACATATATTCCACTTAGTAGTGTGATTGCTAGAACGGTCATTACGCCGAACGTTACTATCACTGTCTGTAATATTTGTCCAAAATCTTGTCCTTGTGTGATTTCCATAATTATTTTATTTGACCAATTAGTTTATCAAAGTCGAAAGATAAGAAATCTCCTTCACACATGTCTCTCATTATCGAAACATCTTGCAATGATTGAATCAACCCCACAGCATCTTTGGATCTCAGTGAGTGAAATTCACAGAACTCTTCTAGTGAAAATCTATCAGCATTGTTTCCTGTGCTGATAGATAAGTGCTTTTGACAGATTAATTCTCTGTCTGTGATCATGTTTCCCATTTGTACAGTCTTTAAATTATTTCTTAAAGATAGCTACTAATTATCTTTTATGCAACTTTTTAATCGTCTCTGTTCAGCCCTCCTCTCACGTCTACTTTGTTTGATTTGAGGATCTATTATATATGACTGATTGAAATATGCACAGTTCGCTATACGGAGTGTGGTGGACTCTTCTGATACGATGTTTATTCCTCTTTCAGCCATTTGATTCGCTACTTGAGCAGTTCCTGAGTTTGCGTGACCTAAAATTCCCAGTGCTTTCCAATATTAATAATCCATCTTTATGCGTTTATGAAAAATTCCTCTTCTTCTGATTTTGGTAGTTTGGTAAAGTTGTTTGGTCTCTCACTAACTTCAGTGCATGGTAGAATATTCTTCAACTTTTCGATCTCATCTTCAGTACATAGTGATTCGATTGCTTGACCATTCTTATCGTTGACCATTAAATAAGCGCTATGTGTGTGACTGACTTGAGTCTTCTTGTAAATTCTTATCATACGAATGCAAATGATCCCGCTGATGCAGTAATTACAAATCCTTCTTTCTCCACGTTACTTACGTCGATTGTTTGCTGTCCTGATTGGATTCTTAAAACCTCTTCCCTGAAGTTCTCCAATAGGATATTTTGATCTTGCTTGAGCTTTTTAGTAATTTATCAATTTCATTCATGGTTTTGTTAGTAGCAAGCTCTACTTACATCTAAAGTGAGTGAGTAATGCTATTGGGTGTTCATCCTCATACCTGCATTCAGTTCCATCATCGAATTTACAAAGACAATTGCGTTTTGCATATTCATTAAAGATTGATTCGTTACCTTCAAATTCGAGCCAGCCACTAACAGCAAATAAATCCAATACTTGATTATGTGCTTCAATTGGGCTTGATTCCTTGTCGAATTTGAGTTTTGTTAAAATGTCATTTAGTGTTTTCATAGTCGTACTTTATTTATTTGCATCCCGTTAGGGTTAATTTATAGTTTCCTAAAATCTTTCTCGGATACCCTTACTGCATTTCTTACACCTATTGTTCCATCTTTAAAGTCAAGTGTACATTCAAACTCTTCACCTTTCCAATGAGGGTAGCCTATTCCATAACATCTAATTTTGTCACCTTTTACAATCTTTGTAGAGTAAACTAACCCTAACAATGTATATAGCAAATTACTTTGCCATTTTTTAAGTCTCCAAGTATTTATATATTTTGTAATCATATTCAAAGTTTTTGTTTTATTTATTAATAAGCAACTTGCCATATACTCGTCCGTTAAGCAACATAATACCTAACTGTTATTAGACCTAATCTCATCAGTTAACTTCATCATTCCCATAAAGCATTCTTCTAAATGTGAGTGCATCTTTCCTAATTCAAAACCATAGACAACATCGTCTTGCTCTTCACTACACAAGCCTTGTATTGTTTCAGAATTAAGTCTAAACATTCGCTGGTAATGTTCTATGGTTTCTAATTGGTCTGCTGTAATGTTAATTTTATCTTTACTCATTTTTATCTAATTTACGTTGCCTAACAAAGTATATAATTTATAGGCAATTTAGTTAATAATTCAATATTTATTTTCTATTCTTTAAGTAGGTGCTTAATCTAAAGTTAGCTCTTGTCTATGCCTACAAACCATATACAACACGTTATGCAACATTACACACCTAATTTTTGTGATATTCTTGAACCTACATTTGAATATTTATCGTGTTTAAATATCCATCGCTTATTAAGGTAAAATCGGTGCGTTACTCTAGGTAAGTGAATGTAAATTCCTTTCCAATATTTATGCCAACTAATAAAAAAATAACGTTGCAGAATACCGTATAAAGTCCATTGCTTTTTATATTTTTGGTTACTTATTTCTTTACTCATAATTTCTATTTATTGATTAGTTTTGTCGCTTAATTCAAGGTCGCAACGTACCTTATACAAACCGTTAGGGTGCATTAAGCTCCCACTATTAATTTACCGTGATAAACCATTATCATATCTGTTACATTAAATAAGTTCCAAACAACTTCATATACATTACCTTTTTTTGTCTGTAAATCTATCGCCTTTATTTAATGCAATTGTGCCCGTGCATTCGCATAAGTGCTTGTCAAATTTCTCAGTATAAAATGTTGTTCAATTTGTTGTTTAAATTCTTTTAGCTTCATCACTTATTTATCTTTCCATATAATATAAATTCCAAGGAGAACTGCAATAATAAGAAGGCATAAGATATATTGATCAATTGGCGCTCCTGGTTCTACTTGTTCATCACACCAAAATGGAGGATTCGGATTGTCACACGCTGGCGTCCATTTGTCTGGGCCACGACCTTGTAAAAATAGTATTGTTTTCATAATTGTCTTATGACATAACAAAGATACTCTAAAGATATCTTTAAAGCAACCGTTACTGAAATTATTTTTCTGACTGATCCTTTAACCACCTAAACATGATTGATCTGTACACTCGGTTTATGTCCTTATCACTAACCTTTTCGCACCTAAGTCTTGGTGCTGGTTTGATTATTGAGCACTCCAGTGATTTGTCAACGTAAATTAGTCCAGCATATTGAGGAATATCGTCTAGTGAGACCATGTCCTTTGGCATTACGTAGTAGAAACGACTAATCTTGCCTCCATCATTCCGCCTCATCGATTTATGCTTCTTCTTCTTGAAGTCTGCGAAGAAGTCTCCTCTAGAAATCTTTATTTCATACTCAACTGCATAATTGCTATTGGTAATTACTAGAGCATCGCATTCGTGGTTTGGATATATCGCACTAGTTCGTAAAGATCTTATTGGAGCTCTATGTTCGAACTGAACAATTGCCTTTTCTATGTCCTTTGTTATCAGATTCATGCTGCAAAGATACACAGAAAAGGTTTAGGTTGCTCTCTATAACCTACTCATCACTTCCAATAAATCCGTATCTAGTGAATTTCTGGCCATCTTGTCCATGTACAGTCGCTTTATCTTCGATAAAATCAGGATTGCTTAGATCAGCTTCTAATGGACTGAATACTGTAATCAATTTGTTGTAGTTGTGATTGGTGAAGTCTGGGTTAGGCCTTAAATGCACTTCTATCGGTATGTTGTTTATGAATTCGACATTAATCACTGAATGTCTTGTTGTCAAATCGTACAAGAAGTCTGGCAATTGTGGCGCTTTCTCGCTAGATATCTTTGTCCATGAATCGAATAGTGATAGGCTGTTCTTAAACTTCTTTCCAACCACTGTCAATACAGGCGTTCCGAACACATAATCTACCGATAAGTGCTCTCCTTGTAGCTTTTCACTCCAAAAATGTCCTAACGGAACGTTGAATTCTGTAGTTTTTGGAGTGAGGTATCTGTCTTTCGTTCCTCGACTCAGTCCGTTTAGGTTGTATACTGGTCGAATAATGTACTGTCCTTTCATAAATACAGGAATTTCTCTCAAACCGCACTTCAATCCCGTTCTCATTGCAACTTCTAACTTGTTGAATACCCACTTGTCTTTCAAAGAGCACGTTTCCCACGCCTGTTCGTCTGTTGTGATCATTGTTTTAGATTTGTGAATTGATCTGACACAGCAAATACTTGAATTGTGCCGTTATTAATATCTGTTACGCTCTTCTACAGATTCAATCAGTCTTTTTTGCATCCTTATCTGCTAGAACTTCTCTAAGTGTTGATTCACTCTCCTTCATTTTCTTTCCTAGCTTATCTATGTCTTTCTGAACCCTCTTTCCTTGGTCGTCGAATCCTCTATTGTAGAAGTCGTCTCGAGTTTGTTGTAAATGGTTCAATTTTTCTACCATCTGAATTCTAGTCATTGACTTGTCTTCACTTGACGAACTACTTTGCTTTTCATTAGCTCTACCATGATACTTCCAACCACTTGCTGTCTTGATGAAACTGTTCGGTCCTCTCTTTTTGATCGTACCTACTGGAAGCGCTCGTCCCTTGACCAATAGATCATCTTCTCCCATCAAAACTTGTTCGATTGCTTTGATTACTGTATCGTCTTGTTTAGGCTTTGCTTCTTCAGCTTTCTTTTTTCGTAAATACTGTTCGTGAGGAGATGGCTCAAATTGTGAAGCTAGATTGCTTTTCATTTTGGCCCTTCTCTCTTGTATTGCTTTTGTGACGTCTTCCATAATTATGTTTTTCTAAAATGCCTAAAATCCATCTATTGAGTAGCCTATTCTTTCTTAGGATCGCTATTTTTAACGATTCTTTGTTTTGCTGTCGAAAGATCACTTTTTTTGTCCAATATCTTAGCGAGTAGTACATCTTTTAAGTCTCCTGCTCTTTGCTTTTCTGGCTCAGTCACCTCTTCCCATTCAGCCTCGTCCAGGCCAACATCGCCATACTTCTTGTGTTGCTTTTCAATCTTGTCCCAATTGTATACTATTGAAGAAGGGTAAGTGACGTCTTGTTTATCTAGGTCACTATCTGGACGAATGAATCCGCTATGTTTCGCATACGCACTATTGTGAAGTCTTGTTATGAGGAATCGTGGATTAATATTCATTCTCGCAGCAACCCTTGCAATGATTATGTCGTTTATCGTTAACCCCTTCATTATCTCGGTTTGAATGTGATTGTTAACCGTTATTTCAAGCTTTGCATTAATGTTGTGATCAATGCGTAGGGACTTGTCTTCCACCTCATCTCGTATTGCTCTTAACGTTTGAAGCATTAACTGATAGTCAGTCTTGGTTTCTGTATCCTCATACTTTTGCTTTCTACTATTGTACATCCACACAAGCTCTTCCAAACGTCCCTTCTTGTGACCTAACCTAATGTCATTAAAGTCCCTTTGAAAGTGTTCCTGTCGATCCTTAATCTTGTCAATGTATGTTTTCTTGAACTTTCTCAACGTTTCAATAGCCACCTCATAACCCCATTCGACAGTGATGATCTTATGCACCTCCTTCGTCGTTAGCATCCTGCCATAGTATTCTATCAACTCGCTTTTGCGTTCATCAAGAAGTCCCATCTGTAGTGTGTGATGGTACCTGGGACGCTTCATACCATACGCTTTGAGCTTTAAGGCACCTACTTTTAGATAGATCACCTTTATTGCTTTGCACCTTTTTAGTATGGTATCTTGCTCATCGCTTGGCAAGTGTACTATTAGCTTTTCTGTCCTACTTAGGTTCCCTATTGGATCTATCGTTAGATTGACGTCACTAGTAGTAATCATGCGGTTATCTCTCTGTAAAGACTTTGCATCTTTTAGCTTAACGTACCTCTTATAAGCTACCTGATCTTTGACCGTATCAGGTACCGTAATTGACTTATCGTCTTGGTTGTCGACTATCTGTTCTACTTGCTTCTCTATGTCGGTGTATCTGTCTGCCATTGTTCCTTCTCTGTTTATTCATTGAGGTTTGTGAAGATACCCAATTAAGATGTCTCTCGTTGTCAGTTTACAGATTTTAGTGAGCAGCCTATTTGACAATAATTCTTGAATCTTTTTTTGATTCATGTTTGAACATCTTTCTATATTGTACGAATCCTTTTAGGTTTCCACTCCATCCCTCTATTCGGTCTGCATCTCTTAGTCCTTCTACGTGAGCGTATGGATAGTATTCGTCACTATTCATTGTTCGAGCACAGTGTTCAAATGGACTCCAATGTCCCATTTTAGCTAACGAATCGTGTAGTTTAATGTCTGCTTCATAGTCGTCTTTTCCTTCAAAATTCAAATAGGAAACTCGAGCACATCTTGCAGTTGCAATCTTAACTTTCAAAGATTGTTCAATGTCAGGAGTAAACATCTTGTCTCCATCAGCATCAACCTTTACTAGGTCTAAAAGCCGCCATCTATACATCTTCTCTGCGAACGGAATGTGCCATTGTCCAGGGCATAGATTTTTAGGAATACTTCTATTGTACGCTTCCAACATCTTCTCTGCTAATTTAGCTATGTGAATTTCTGCTGCTGGATGAGCTCTGAGAGCAAAGAAATTTTCCCATTCAGTTGCAGTGATTATCGCTGTATGCCACATGTATGGTTCTAATAGTCTATTGCAAAGCTGTTTGGTTACGTTAAGATTCTTATTGAGTAGGGTTGCTTGCTCTACCACTTTGTCTCTAGAACTCAACCACCGATTGGTTGCTAGTTGATGCTCTTCTCCTGTCAAGTATGCTGAGCCTTGCATTCCTTTATGATCTCTGTGAAATCTAATTGGTACAAAAGGATCTTCGATTACTTGATCTAACATTTTATCGAAAGGTATCGCCCTACTACTTGCGCTATTTCTACTGAAATTTCTGTGTGTGTTCAGTTCTGCAAGAACTATTCTTGGAAATCTAACTATAAATGTTGTGATTCTTTCTTCAGTGATAGTGTTCTTGCTATCAGCAATGATTTCTGCATTTATCATTTGAATATTTTGTGGGTTTTATTAATCAATTGTGTAATGACAAAGCTTGGCTCCATTTAAGATCGACAGATTGTCGATTTTTGAGACTGTCGATTAGAAACTGAATCTCTATCATCAACGATATCGTAAGCATGTATTCTGATCTCGAAAAATCTTCTCTTCGAAGAGCTCTGATTCTTTGCCTTGTTGATTTGAGTAAAAAGATTGCTACGTGTACGTCTATTCTTCCAACCAATTCAATCCATTTAAGTGACGTGTTGAAATGATCTTGTGTTTCACAGCTATCAATAATCTGCTGTCCTTTCTGTAGTAAATTATTATCCATTCTTTTAGTATTTAAAAATAAAGATACTACCTACACATCTTTCTTGCAACGCTTTGAATATCGTTTTCTGTAAATGAAAAAAGCAACTAGCTTATTTCTAAATCTAGTTGCCATTACATTGTGACAGTGATCTGATAGTGTCTGATCGTCTTGATCAAGATTTAAAGGAATGTCTATGTCACATGGCTGATAGTAGATCTCTCCAGTCAATCTATATCGAACAGTTATGTATGTGACTTTCCTTGGCATTACTTCTTGTCTGCACCAACTTTTCTACTACCTTTTTCTTTGAATAATTTAGCTAAAGCTCCTTTGGTGATGTGTCCGAGCATCAATTTCATCATATACACACTACCTTCTGTGGTAAATGCGATATATACGATTGCTGCTAAAGTTACTTGTAGCCAGTCTCCATTCATTACAGGCTCCCAAACTATCTTGACTAAAAAGATTTGATTCAATAGCCAAATTCCATTACTTCCCCACGCAGCCTTTCTGTGATAGCTTGGATCTCCAGAATTTCTACTTCTACTTGTGAAAGTGAATGCCATGTTTTGAATGAACGATATTGCTGCAAGCATCACTAAGGTGATTGTCAATTCCATACTACTGTCGGTTTTTGACTTTGTCTTTGTAGAGTTGCTTTAACTTGTCCCATAGTTTAGGTACATTAATCAATACATAAACGATCGCTGTTGCGATTGCCCAGAACTTTCCTAACACTACAGCCAAGAACAGTCCTAACAGTACTACTAAAGCTTCTGTTGTTTTTAAAAAGTCTTTCAATTCCATGATCTTTAATTTTTATTGAACGTACAATATCGCCTTTCTTCCCGTATTTTTATCAACAATTATCAATTGACTTTCTGGCTGTCTTCCAACAAATCCTTTTTCTTTGTGCCACCAATCGTCTATTCCTGACAAAGACGATAATCCAATTCTTTGCACTCTTCCATTGAGATCTCTTGAACTTCCAACATGCTCGTGTCCATGAAATAGTATATAGTATTCCACCTCCATCACATCAATTCCTTGATCCTTAGCCTCTCCCATAATTAATTTATGTGCCTGACTTTCTAAGTTCTTGACACTACCCAGCTCGTCTCCATGAGTTGCTATCATACATACTTTGTGATATTGAATGTACACTCTTGCGTCATGACAAATTTGCACTTCTACTAAAGGATCCTTTTCGAAATAGACTTCCATGAAGGCTTGAACAGCTATTGAAGTTTCATAATCGTGATTTCCTTTCACTGGAAGAACTGTTACTGGAGCTATCTGTTTGTAATAGTTAATTAAATCAATTTGAATTTTGATATAGTTCTTCAATTCTAGTCTCCAAAGGCCATCTGTAGCTTGATGTTGAGGAGTTAATTTGGTGGTAGAATGATGCATTCCGTCTACATGAATATTGTCATTTCCACAAGTAACGTAAAATCTTTCAGGCCTACCATATCTCGAAGCCTCTGTAGCTAATCTCTGTACGTGATCTTGAATTCGTTTCTTAGCAATCTCTTTATTGTACATAACCTCTCCTGAGTGATTGTAGCACAGTTTGAGATAGTGCGCATCTGTTATTCCTACAAATGCAGCAAATTTATAGTCTGAATCTGGAATCACAAATTGTAAGCTCTCGACGTTTTCTGATTGAAGCTCAAATGATAGAGCTTTGATTGCTTCGATGACTGTGTCTTCTAAATTCCACCACTTATCTGCAGCATCTACTGTCTCCTTCCATTTACGCTTCTGTGTCTTTTTATACACATTGCGCTTGATTGTTTGAATATTTTCCTCTACAGATTCATTTACAGATTTTCCTAATTCAAATTCGATGTCTGTTTGTGGAGGAGATGCTTTAGAGAATCCGTGAATCCGTGCATATACATAAACAGCTTTCGTATGTGCAAAGTCAAATTCCATTGCAACTATCGCTGCTGTCTCGTTCCCATCATCGTATACATATTTTCTTTGAATCATCATGTGACGATCAATTGAACATATATAGCTTCCGAAAACTCCTAAATCAGTGACCATTGTTTTGTCACTCCAATTGATCACATAATTGTCTCTGAGCTCCAGTCCTGTTTTTTCTTTTACAGGCTGTGATTTAGATTCCTCTTCTAGTTCATCAGTTTTATTTTGTTGAACCAAAGCCTTCCATGTACGGATCACTGCTCGTAAATAGTCTGGTGTGACTTCAAGGTTGAACCTCTCTACTATCTTGACTGCTAGTTTCCTATCACTTATTCCTGGATTTTCGTCATGTACTTTTTGAATTTTTGACGAAAGTTTTTTTGCGATTTTCTGATATTTCAATCCCATATTTGTTTTTATGTATGTGACCATGAATATACTGAAAAACAGTATGGTTGACACCAATAAAAAAGCCACTTTCGAGTGGCTTTTAAAAAACAAACAAACTAATCACACTTAAATTTCACAATTGTCTGAATCGCAATATTTTTCTGGTGTCGAATCTTCTGATACTCCAGAAAAGTTTAATGTTCCTATTTTAGAGATTTCTTGATCGAAAGTCTCTTTGGAGATCTCTTCGTATGGCATCTGTGCGTACGTAGTATCTCCCATGTCTAGTTTTGGTAAGAAACTAACTCCTTTCAGCTTATATTGAAAGTAGTTCAATGCATGCTTAATCTGTGAAGCCTCTTCTTTCTTAAACGTTACTGTAGACGATACTTGATTGTCTGCCCACCACTCTTGAATTAATGCTGCCAACGATAACTGTTCCCACATTGAAACTTCATTGACTGTTCTAACTCCTTCTACACTAATTGGCACAGAAACTACCATAGTTCCTTGACTAACTACATCTTTTTCTACATGATATCCTGCATCTGTACATTTTTGAACTAAAGCACTGTCTTCGCTTATTCTAATCCTTCTAATGTAATGATTTGCTTCAGGATAGTGCATTCCTGGCGTTACTCCTGGAAGTAATGACACAGTTCCGCTAGGCTTGACTGATGTAGTTTTGATTGATTTTGGAATACATAGCCAATCGCTGTATTCAGTGTCATGTGATTGAATGGTTTTGTATCCAGCATCACACCACTGTCTGTAATCCTCAACTCCATTAGCCTCTATGAACTGAACGATTCCACTTTGTGAAGTTCCAATTCTTCTATTTCTAAGCATTACTCTATTGGTCTCGTTCCAATGAGTCTTTCCTAACGTTACTGTTTTTGCATAGAGGTACGCAAACTTCAGTGTTCTTAAATAATCTTCTAACGAATCACATTGTGTCGGAAATGTTTCAACCAAACAACAAAGTTCAAATGACTCTAACGTTTGTTCTAAACAAGGATTTCCTCCTTTAGCTTTCCTGTCTTTCCAGTTAGGAGGATCAACTAATCGTCCGTATTTTTGCATATTGTGTAGCCAAGCGTATCCAGGCTCTCCGTTCAAAGCTGTTTGATCTCCAACTCTAGTGTAATCCATTCCTACTTCAGCAAATACGCTATTATTTGATGTCCAGCCAAATTCAGATCTTCTTACGTTCTTACCTTCCCATCCCATCTTCTCGCTGTTCCAACGATAATCTTTTAGTGATAAATATTCGTCGCTTGTAGGATCTCCAAAGACTATCTCTGCAGTTCTTCGAACATTTCCAGCTACAACACAACATCCAATCATGTTCATAATATCGACGATGTCTGTTTGTGTAATCGCACCTCCTTCTCTATTTTCAAATAAGGAAATTACTTGCTCGTGTAGAATTTGTAGTGGCCCTGGTCCTGAAGCTGTTCCTCCAAAAGTTTTTATCGGAGCTCCTTTTTTACGCAACAGACTCACGTCCATTTGTGGTAAAGCTGTGGTTTTGGTAAAGAATGCTTTTAGTATAATTGATAAAGACTCTACCCATCCCTCTCTAGTATCCGGAATTACAAAAATACCTTCTCTTACTGGATCGTTTATTTTGATTTTACCTTCTCCCTTAACGTCAAATCCAACACCAACACCCAACATGCTCATGTCCATTAAGAATTCGAATGGCTTAACGGCATCTTCAGTAGATGCTCCTATATTTTCTGTCGAAACGAACGCACAGTTATTCAACGCAGCGTACAGGCCTCTTTCTTCTGTAAGATTAGTTCCCATTGCCCACAGTCCTCTTCCAGGTGGAAGAAATTTCATTGTGAACATTCTATCGTACATTTCTTGAGCAGATTTATGTGCTTTTTTCTCACTCCATCCCAGTCCGTTTTCTGTGATGTGTCTTTTTTGCATGTTATACGTTCCTTCAACTACTCTTCTAATTGTCTGAAACCATTGCTCGTTGATCATCTCTTTTCCAGATTCGTCTGAGACATTTTTGCCTTGGTCATCTACTGTATAGTCGTACGTCTCTGTTTCTGGACAAATTAGCCTAGAATACGTTCTCATATAAGTCAGTTCTCCAAGTCCATTGAATCCAAATGGAGGTGTCGCAGTTCGATAGCTGTCAATAAATTGCTGCTTTAACTTAAACTTTTTAATCATAACTACTTGTTTTTTTGTTGTGAGTGTATAAAAATTAGTTTTGATTGACTTCTTGTAATTGCCACATACATCAGATTTAGCTCTTGCTTAATTTGATCTGGCGTCTTTGCAAATTTTGAAGGAATCAGTTGTCTGTCCAATAAGAACACATTGGAACTTTCTAGCCCTTTTGATTTATGAACAGTCGATAACATTACTCCTTTCTTTTGATTGTCTTGAAATAATTTCTCAAAAAAATCAATAATTTGGCTTGCTCTTTCGAATTGTTCACCTACAAACGTGATCACTTCAATCTTTTCCTGCAAGTTGACGTATGAGGGGTGGTTTGAAGGGTTTTCTATCTCTCTTTTAATTAATTCTTGTCGCTTTTGATTCAGCTTGGACGATAGAGATGCCATTAAATGTCCTACAGATTGATATTCAAATGGCTTAACCAATTTAATCAATCCTTTTCCTAAATCCTTCCCTCTAATCGAAGCCTTCTTCCCTTGCGCAAGTAGATTAAAATACACTTTTACTAAAGGCTTAACATTTCTACAAAGAACCATGTCTCCTTCTTGAATTTCTGTTTGCTTTCCTAAACGAACTTCTCCAGGCTCATTGCCTTCAAAAGGCTCCATTATGTTATGTACTTGATTAGCCTTATCCACAACTCTCGTCGGACATCTATAACATATTGACAATGGCATTTGTTTTACGTTTGGCTTGTCTAGAAACTGATTAAAAGAGTTACTGTCTGCTCCTGCAAATCCGTAAATCGATTGGTAAGGATCTCCACAAGCAACAAATCTAGAGTGGTTTTTCTTTATCATTCTATCAATCAATGCGTGTTGACAGGCATTGAGATCTTGACACTCATCAATGAATACAAGTTTAGGTCTTACTGTAAGTCCTATTTGTTTGTTGGTTGCTGGAATATAGATCATGTCAGTAAAATCAATCACTTCTGGATTTTGATTGTATACTTTATATTCAGCTAGAACTTCCATTGAATATCTAATGTCGTCGTTGGTATAATCAATTCCTAAACCATCTGCAACTTCTCTGAGACGATCATCGGTTTCACACATTGTCAGCCTGTATATGTCAACTAGATTTTGAATGGTGAGTACTGTCTGTACGTATTTGTTTTTAGGAATATCCCACTGTTTGTTCAACTTGTTAGTGAAATCCCATATCTTATTTGACTTGACCTCTAACTTTCTTCTAAAGTGTCTCATCAACGCTTTCATTCCTAATGAGTGAATCGTCATCACATCCACATTGGATTGTTGACCTACCTTAGCCTCTATCTCTTGCTGTATTGATTTGTTAAATGCAACAAAAGTGGTCTGTACGTGTGTCAATTTGAGTAGCTCTAATAATGTGGATGTCTTACCACTTCCAGCCACAGCAGAGATTAATATGTTTGTGTTGTTGTCTTGAAACTCTCGGTAAATATCGCTTTGATATTTGCTTGGCTTATATTTCATTTTTACGATCTGTTATTAGTTGCTGTTTCTTTCTACCTTGATTTGCTAGCTTATCTGCTAATTCATTTAACTCAATCCCTGCATGTCCTTTAATCCATATTAGCTCTACATTCTGCAATCCTCCATGTGATTTGAAGATTGAATTGAATCTGTGCCACAAGTCCATATTGGCTTTGTTCTGTTGTGTAACTAGCCAATTTTCTAACCATCCACACATTACAGTCTTGACTACGTATTGATTGTCGCTATGAATCTTGATTTTATACTTTCTGGTAGGCTTTATCAGCTCCAATGCTCTTATTGCAGCCAATATCTCCATTCGTGCACTAGATGTGTTTACAAACTGTCCTTCACAATAGTCTTTTTTGTATAGAGTTCCGTTAGCATTTTTGTATCGAATTACAACTCCAAGACCTCCATCTCTAGCAGTCTTTTTATTATTCGCACTCCCATCTGTGTATACGATTATTTCTCTCATCTACAGATTTTTAAAGCTATCTGCTTGCACTGATCCTCTAAGAATGATATGTCTTTGCTGTTATCTACTTCGTGTGTCCAATTTGTTTTTTTAGACAATTCCGTCTCTGATCGGTGATTAACATCTCTAGTGTTATGATATATTTCAGTTAATGGTCTTTCGATTCTCATAGTTTGTTGATAGACTACACAACTGCTTGTGACGTAATCTATTAATTGCTCTTCATTGTTGAATCTGAAGTCTGGAATTAAAAACACTAATCTATCACAATCAGGACTATACTGTTTGGTGTCGCTAATCTGATCGTTAATTTCTTGAGCTAAACATTTGCACCAAATCAATTCATCGAAATTGTCTCGACAAGCTTCAGTAGCAAACTTCTGCAATAGTTGACCTAACGTCATTTGCCACATTGTGCAGTACTGTTCTTTTTGTTCTTGAGTGAAGTCTACAACTATATCATCGTAGTGTTCAAATGGTAGAATCTTTCTTTTGATTCCTGTCATTTGTTGTGCCCACTCTTTCAGCTTATCTGCAAATCTATAGCAAAATATTTTTGTAGATTTTGATTGAGTCGATTGTTTGATTGACTTAGCAATTAAGTCACATGCAGTGTCTTTGCCTGCTCCGAATGTGTTGGCGCTAACCAACAGTAATGTTACTTTCATGTATTTTGAAAAAGAAAGACCGATGTGGTGTGATGTGATGTATCGTCTGTAAACACATCTTCTCTTCAAGGTCAGAATCCTTGTCACGGAATCAGACTTTAGATCGGTCTTAGTTGTTATTATCCTTTAACTTCGTACCCTGCTTCAGTGTATAATTCTCTTGCCTTCTTAACTATACTCTTAGTTGGAGCAAACTTACTCACTTGCTCGTTGAACTTAGATTTAATCAATTCGATCAATTCTTTTCTGTGCTTCTTGTCCTTACTGTACTTGGTCAAATCAACAAACTTTCCTTGATCTTCGACTTGCTTGACTGGATGACAGTTAGATGGTAGAGCTTTTTGATCTTGAATCACATCTTGATCTTTGTAGTCGGTGTCCTTCAGTTCAAGTATTCTAACAGCTTTGTTTACTATTGAGGATTTGTTCTTTAGACTTCCCTCAACATTAACTCCTGTCTTCTGCAATACATATTCAATGATCTGTTTTGCAGTCTTTCCTTCAATTTCATTCATGTAAGGATTTTGTTCTACATTAACAGATTGCTTCACCGACTTGACTTTGTCATTGTCTGCTTTGTGAGAAGATCCTTTATCAGCTTTGATTTGAGTATTTATAGTTTTTTTAGCCTCTTCTGTAGGAGTTTTGAGAAACTCATTTAGATTGACAATCCTTTTGGGATTTCTTGATTTATCGCTATATCCCATCACTTGATATCTACACACTCTCATCTTTGTATTATTGTAGTCTTTAGGAACAGAAACTATATCTACTGGATTGACTATGCAATCGACAATGATGTCGGAAGAATACCACTGTCTCACATATTTTGGAGCACCTACATGAAGTCCATAACTACACGTTTGTGCAGGATCGTCATTGACTTTTTCTCTAGGCATTTCAACAATCATTCCTACACTATTGTCTACAGACCTAGAGTGGCAATCAACTAGCTCTCCTGGAAGTCCTTGATACTTTTGCCGAACTCCTTTCTCAACTACAATATCTCCTAGCACAGTTAGTGCTATATCGTTCGCAAGCATAAATCCATACAATTGTTCTCTAGAATTTTTAGATGGATTTTTTCTCAGTTTTTTCCAAAACCTAATTAGTGGAAGAAAGTCTTCACCCTCTTTTTCCATTTCAAGTAATTTTTTAGCAATTGCTTGTGGAATAGCTGTTGAATCGTCCTTCAATACTATCTTTTGATCTTTAACTGTGAAAGTATTTTCGCTGAAATTTTCGATCTTAGCTTTTATGTCTAAGAATTCACTAATCAACTCCTCTTGTTTTCCATCAATAAGTAATTGAGAGATTTTGAGGAATATTTTTTCATCTTGAGATCTCTGTATGTTGATCTCTTGACCGTCGTACTTCAATACGACGGTTTTTTCACTAATCAATCCTTTGATTTTCATTTTACAGTGTTTTAAATTAATTTGTTTTTTTAAAGATACTTAAATGTTATCTTCTATCCTACAAGCTCAATGTAATTTTTTATCACTTTTGAGTGATTCAACTTTTCCGTATGGAGCGTCGTTCTCCAATGATACCCTCTCAAATGTGCATCTACGTAAGATTCAAGCATTGGATACTTGTCTAACGACGCTTGAATTTTATCTTTCAATCCTTTAAAGTCGAATTTAACCTCTAACGTCTCTAATAGAGGAAATTCCTGTTGTTCTCCTTCGCTTGATCTTTGAACAAAGTCTTGAACAGTTTTCGGATATAATTTTACAAACTCCTCTCTCATAAGTTCAGGAATTGCAGATACGATTGCATTTAGCTTCTCGAAAAGCTTCGCTTGATTCAATTGCTTTCTGTATTTCTTAATCAACTGATCTCCTCTTTCTGACACTTCTACAAAATCGGTTATTTTATCTGCGTATCTGCTCTGTGTAGTTTTGTTGATCAATACCACAGTTCTTTTATCTATTGATTTAATCAATTTGATCTTGTCTCTAATTAATGAAGTATTTAGTCTGCTAGTATCGCTCAATTGATCTACTACTAAATATGCAAATTTCTCATCTAATGCCTTTTGATTGCTTACGTCCCAAAACTGCATCTTTTCTCTGTGTAGATCAATTGATCTACTAGTACTCCACTCATACTTTCTGTGAAGATAGGCTGAGTCGTCTGTCCGAGTTCTTATTGTTACTGTCTCTGAAGGAGTGTATGCAGATCCGCTAATTGTGTTATTTTCTGCTTTCTCAACGTCACTATACATTTTGACATCAATATCATAATCCACACTCAACTTAATTCCATCATCAAGTAATTGATCTCTTGTTGCTTTACTGTTAGGAATGATCAATATGAATCCTTTCTGACTCTTCGGTCTATTGTTCCAGATTGTAATGTTTCTTCGAACGTTCTTTCTAGTGTCCAAGTAATATATTGGAGAGTCTGTTAGTAAACGATTTATGTGGTTGTTTGTTAATGTATCATAATTAACTTTTTCATTTAAAGGCTCTCTAACATAGGCTATTGAGTGTGCATTTAGCACTAATCTATTCGTTAACGATCTTCCGTTCCACTTGATTCTGCTTTTAACTTGTTCGCTGTCTATTTCTCCTAGAATTGTTGATGAATGCCGATCTCCAATTGCTGATGAAATTACTTTAAGATCGTCTCTACCTTCTTCTATACTGTTTCCTCGCTTTCCAATTATCGAGCTCAAGGCTTCACATGCAGCTAAATAAGTCTGACTCGACGATATTTGCTCACTCAATAGATCCAACAAGTGATGTTTCGCATCATTGAAAGTAGCCTTTATCTTTTCACTAGTCTGTTCGTCGTACTGCAAAGCTTCTCTATTGGCCGATATAGTTAGTTCACCGACATTAAACTTTGCAATCACCTTGTATCCGTCATTTATTCCTTGATCTCGAATCTTTAATGCTCCTCTGTCAATTTTGTAGCAAATCCCATCTATGTTAACGAAATATCCTTCATCACCAAGTCTGCATTCATCATCATCATCTTTAACAATACTGAAAGTAGGCTGGTCAATTATCTTATCAATCACGTACTGATTGATATTGAAATTAATCATCTTTGGCTGTACTTCCCACAAACATGTACTGTATAGACATTCTCTTTCAAATGTACCTCTATCTTTTTCTTGAATTGGAACAATGATTTGCGTTCCTGTAGATTGATCAGTTTCTTCACAATCGAACAGTATCATTTTGCCCTTTCTACTGCTATCGATCATTGCAGTGTATGTGTATTTTTTACGAGAACCCTCGTAGTCACATATAGTAACTACGCTGAAAGTGTCAGTGTATGCAAATGGTGTCTTAGCTCCAAGGCCAAATCCTCCTGTTTGAGCATTTGAACTTCTCTTAGTTGACGACGCATACTTAACGAACACATTCATCATACGATCAGGAGTAATTCCTATACCATAATCTCTAAAAACTACACACATATCGCTGATAAATGCAAGTTTATCTGGGTTAATTATTTCGATCTCAATTGGAGTATCGTTCATTCCAGCTTCTCTATTCGCATCTCTTGAATTCGATGCAACTTCTCTACATAATGATCCTATTTTATTCGAATACATTTTGTCTCTAAGAATGTCAAAAATGATTGAATTGTTGTCGTCAATCGAAAAGCTCATTTCCGATTCTGCTCCAAATACCGAGTCTTTAAATGTGGTTTGATTAAGTTCCATAATACCTATCTTTATTTTGTTAACGTTTGAATTATTTGATCTCTTACATCACATATGATTGTAAAGTTTTCTGATATATTTTTATCAAGTTTGATGTTGATCACTTTTCCTTGTCTGAAAGTTTTGTGATCATTTACTTTAGAAAATTGTTTTTTGAATTCTTTAGCTTGATCTACTGATTGTAATAATACTGACTTGTACATGATATTGATGTTTTAGATTATATCATAAAGATACCTAACCGTTATCTTTATAGCAACCTTTTGGACCTATTATTTTTTGAAATAAACGAACACAATTTTTTCGCCAGCAAACTCTCTCAGTATAATTCTTTTAATCTTATTCCAATTGCCTCCAGCAATACCTGCTCCAATTTGCGGAAACCCAATAGTCCAGTCCTTTCCTTTTATCATTTTTGACATTTTTCTCAATGATAACGTCAATGCGTCGTAGTCTAAGTGCTTTCCTCCTTGATATTGCGTGTAAAGATTGTATATCACACCATCATCTGTTGCTGCTAATGTCAATGATCCAAGTTTAAGTAAATCTCCTGAGGTCGTTAAGTTATCAGCGTCCATAGCCTCTCTATACCTAATTGAAATTTGAGCAGCCAATCCTGCTCCCATTCTATTGAAGCAATTGCATCCGTGTGCAATTGCATCAAATTCTCCTTGACTAAACATATCAATTAAGTTTCCGTTCTTTTCTATGTACTCGTGTTTCTTTGCCATACTACTTCTTTGGTTTGACTGTTAGTAGTTTATATATTACTGCTGTAGGTTCTCCCATCATCGATTGCTCAATCTCCCAATCTGCTAGCTGTGCAATCGTTTTATGGCTACTAGTCAGTTTTTCAACAAATTCACGATTCATTCTGTCAACAACCGATGCTACTGAATGAACTTGTTGAACGTTATCTTTCCACTCCCTCACAGCTTCTGCAGGACTACATCGGTTTGCTAACTCTACTAAAGGTCCAAATCCAAGAGATTCCGATTGCAAGATTCCTGCATCTTGAGCATTTAGATGCACTCTAACTGCGTACTGATTGATGTGTAGACCTTTGGTTGTTGTGCTTGTTAGAGACTCTTCTGTGATTCCTAATTTGACTGATGAGAATTTGTACATCCACTTATACAGTCTGTTTAACAGTTTTTTCATTACGATAATTGTTTTGCAGTAGTTTCTCTTGACGATATTGCTTTAGATAGATTGCTATTTCTTCCAGCAATCAGTCCCTTAGTATATGCACCGTGATCATCTTTTATTTTGCCTACAACTCTACCCTTTTTCAAGTTACTATACTGCTGTTTTTTAAAGTTTTCAATCGCTACACTAGTGTTGGTGCACATTACTGCATACTTATCTCCACTGATATCTTTCTCGACCGATTTCTTCTCCAACTTCAATTTAGCGCTTAGTCCAAACACGCATCCTTTGAGATATGATCGTATCCAAGGCATACGATATCCTAAATGCTTTTGTTTCAAACAATCTCTCTCACTCAATCCTTCAGGTGTAAATTGCTCAAGTACTTGTTTTCTGTGTTTATTGTACTCTTGCTTACTTAATGATCTAAACATTTGTCGTGCAACGTCAAACAAATAAGTTACGATCTCCACATTATGCTTTTTGCCTATAATTGACAGCGATCCTTTACTGGAGTATATTGTCACATGCTTAATGCTGTGACATAGATTGTAATAGCAAAGGACGTTGAGTAAATTAGCTTCCCATTGACCTTCTTCTCTGATGGATCCAAACGCAAGTTTAGATTTATCTGTTTCTACAATATCAGATTGAATACTACTCACTTCAACGTCCGTCAAAGTCAGATTGTGTTGCAGTAGTAATTGATTTGCTTTTCTAAGTGCTGATTGTGCTTCTTGCTGAGTTGTGCTTAGATCGTTTCCTAATGCAAGTAGCTTTTTAATTTTGTCTAGTAACTTTTGTTCTTTACTCATTATAC